TATTTCTACTGGAGGATGGGTTGCTTGCGGTCTTGATTATTATATAAATTGGAGGGTTGAAGCAATAAATATCGAAACAGAAAAAATAGAATTTGAGTATGAACAAGACCTTACAAATAAAAATGTTTTTGTTTGGTTTGATTCAGTTGCATTGGGAGATACTTTAGCTTGGACGCCAGTTGTTGAAGAATTTCGTAAAAAACATAATTGTAAAATGTATTGCAGTACATTTTACAATGAGCATTTGATAGATTCATATCCTGAAATAACCTTTATAACTCCTGAATCTGGTTTTAATGATTTTGTATCTTCTTATAGAATAGGTTTTTTTGAGACTAGTACCCAATCCCCTGTAGATATGAAAGATGTTTCTTTGCAAGAATTATGTGCAGGTATTCTTGGAATTAAAGATTTTAAAGAAACAAGATGTAACATAAAAGTTAAAGAAACAGAAACAGAATTGAAAAAACCATATGTTTGCATTGGTATGCAATCAACTGCTCAAGCAAAATATTGGAATAATCCAGAGGGCTGGGACAAAGTGGTTGACTTTTTATCCAAAAAGGGTTATAATGTAGTATGTATTGATAAACATGAGTCATTTGGACAAGGAGAATATTTTAATAAATCACCTAAAAATGTGATAGGCAGGCATGGTCGAACTTTAGATCAAACGATAGCAACTTTAAATGGTGCTGAGTTTTTCATTGGATTGGGTTCTGGTCTATCATGGTTAGCGTGGGCTTTAAATAAATATGTAATATTAATATCAGGATTTAGTAATCCTAAATCAGAATTCTCTTCAAAATGTTTCAGAATTCATAATGATGCTGTTTGTAATAGTTGTTATAATCGACATAAATTTGATCCAGGCGATTGGATCTGGTGTCCAGATCATAAAAATACTGATAGAATGTTTGAATGTACTAAAACTATCACACCAGAAAATGTTTATCAAAAAGTGCTTAAAGTAATAAGAGTAATAGACAAAGAAAAACTGCTGAAATGATTAAAACTATAAAACCTCTAGATTTTGCAATTATCATAGAAGACATTGTTAGTAGTAAAAAAATGACATACTTGGATGCAATATCCTATTATTGTGAAGAAACACAAATGGAACCTCAAACAGTTGGAAAACTTGTTCAGGGTTCTCTGAAAGATAAATTAAGAGAAGAGGTTACAGCCTTGCATTATCTCCCAAAAACTGCTACAATACCAGGACTATGATAAAAATGGATCCGTTTGATTGCTATAAAGAATATGTTTCAATCAAGACTCATTTCCATGCTAATAAGTATGATTACTTTAAGCATAAAAAAAGAAAAATCTCATTTAATGCTTTTAAAAAACGCAACGATCAAATCTTTTTTGTGAAATTGTCAAAAAGTTATAAGGATGATGAGATATCGAAATTCTTTGTTGCTAACTTTATTGAGAACGAAAATTTGTGGATAGGTGATGCACTTGATTCACAAGCAGAAGTCAAATATAAAGAATGGCAAAAAAGAATACAAAGCATGAGTTATATTTTTAGTAATGATATTGATAAATTGTTGATCAAAGAAGATTTTGAAAATTGGTTCAAAATTAAAAAAGGTCAACATCCTTTATTACTGAAACAGGCGATTGCTAAATATATTTGTATGGAAACTTTTTCCATACTTAATATGATACTTAACTTTGTTCCTGACTGGGATCAAAAGATAAAAGAAACTTTTGTCTGGCCTCAGTTTAGAGATAAAGTTTTAAAATACACTCCATTTTTGGAGGTGGATAAGACGAAGTTTCGTAAGATTTTACGAGACAAAATTTAATATACAACTAATACAACGAATATTCCGATATACGAAAGGTAAATATGGCTACACTATCCGCACTAAAAAAATCCCGTGCATCCTTCATGCAAAATCTTCACAAAGAAATCGAGAAGATCGACACTCCTTCTGAATCAAAGAGTTATGTCGATGATCGATTTTGGAAACCTGAAATCGACAAGTCTGGAAACGGATTTGCTGTTATTCGATTTCTTCCCCCAGTAGATGGAGAGGATGTTCCATGGGCAAGAGTCTTCAATCATGGTTTTCAAGGACCAACAGGACAATGGTACATTGAAAACTCTTTGACAACTCTTGGTAAGAAAGATCCTGTTTCAGAGTATAATTCTCAACTTTGGAATTCTGGAATAGAGGCGAACAAAGATATTGCTCGTAAGCAAAAGCGCCGCTTAACTTACATCAGCAACATTTATGTTGTTTCTGACACAAAGAATCCTCAGAATGAGGGGAAAGTCTTTTTGTATAAATTTGGGAAGAAGATTTTCGATAAGGTTAATGATGTGATGAATCCCGAATTTGAAGACGAATCTCCTGTCAACCCATTTGATCTTTGGGAGGGGGCTAACTTCAAATTAAAGATTCGTCAAGTTGAAGGTTATCGAAATTACGATAAGAGTGAATTTGATAAAGGTACACAACTCGTAGATGATGAAACTGAACTTGAAAAGATTTGGAATTCAGAGTATGCTCTTACAGAGTTTACTGGTGATGATCAATTTAAGTCTTATGAAGATTTGAAAGCGAGATTGGATTCTGTTCTTATAGTAGAAACTAATCTTCCTGAGGTGCGTACTCCTGTATCTAAACCAAAAACTGCAGAAGAAAATTTTACTCCTCCTACGAATAAGGAAACATCTTCTGAAGGAGAAGATGAGGATATGTCTTATTTTGCTAAGTTAGCAGAAGATAATTAAACATATTTTTGAGTTTGTTCTTTGATTAACTTCATTGAACAAACTCATTCTATTATGCAATAGAGTCAATCATTCCTCCATTCAAGTTTGGAAAGGCGTTATCTGGGGTGCTATTTATAGTACTCCTCGAACTTGAATCGCTGAAAATGTTCATTCCTCCGGTGCTTCCTGTTTGGGTTTTTAAGGCATCTCTTTCTCTTTCCAGTTCAAGTATTTTTTTCCTCTGAAAATCTAATCGTAAAAATTGCTGTTCTTCTTTATCTGTCGATTTTAAGTCACCTGCGCCGTAACCCATACCTCCCCACATGCCAGTACCTACTCTTTTCGAAGCCAGAACGGAGGCAGATGCATCGTATTTGCCCATCCCAATACCCAGTTCTTTGGCGGCAATAGCATATGCTTTTCGAAGTTTTTCTGCATTCTGTCCCACACCATCTGTAGGGTCAGCCCTCAAAAGTCCTAGTGTGTGTTGGGTTTGTCGCTCTTCATCTGCATCCTGTGCATCCCGCACCTTCTGATTCCAATGTTTTTCTTTTTCTTTCCCAAAGAGTTTGCCCATTACAGAATTAGCTCCAGATGTACCTATCAAATCCTCTAGTGCTTTTCCTACCCATGTTGCAATAATTCCTATAGCACCTCCTATTACAATACCTGCAACTAATCCTACTGGTCCAAGTCCGAGCATTGCGGCTCCTCCAAAAAGTCCAGCCCCCAATAAAGCGTGTTTTAGATATGGACTGCTTTGTAAATATTTCCATAATTGAGTTTTCATGTGACCCGCAAGACTTCCTCCTTCTCCTTTTTGAGCTTTCAATGCTTCTGCTAAAACGGGTCCTCCTATTATTCCAGCACCAGCTCCCAATATCATACCAGCAATCATTCCTGCAGGACCAAAACCAGAAAATGCCGCCGCACCAAAAAATCCCCCCGCCCATGGCAGAGCCGAACCATCGAATTCGTCACTCATAAGATAATTTTTTAAGCCTTGCTTGAATGCTTTACCAATATCTTTCTCTCCACCTTCTTCTACTTTCATCATTTCTTTAATGGAGCCTGCTCCTATTATTCCAATACCTGCTCCAAGAATTGCTCCAGCTATCATTCCTGCTGGACCTCCAACTACTCCTAATTTCATACCTAAAACAGCCCCACCAGCTCCGGCCCATAAATTTATATTCTCCATCAAGTGTTCTTTTACTTTAGTCATTACGTTTTTGGAATTCATTTTTGATTTATCTTCTGCAAAAATATGATTTAGTCCAGATAATGCTCCTCCAAGAACTCCACCAATTATTGCTCCTCTTGGTCCTAATAATCCAAAACCGACCAAAGCACCTTTTCCAGCACCTCCTGCCGCGGCCCCTGCAAGACTTTTATAAGCTCCACCCGATGGAGAAAAATACGAATCCATAAATGCTGTAACACCACCACTAAAAGTTTTTTGATCAAATCCTGCTTGTAATGCTTTAATTAATGATGGTCCTGCAACCATTAAAGCTACGCCTCTTGCTAATTTAGGTAGCAATGCCAGACCCAAACTTCGTGGTAAAAATCTTCTTAATCCCCCAGGAATTCCTATAAGTGCAGTAGATAAAAAATTTCCCAACATTCCCATGAATCCTTTTCCTGAAAATCTTGGCATATCCAGTTTGGATTTCATGTTTACAGCTTTTCTTTTATCTGCTTTCCCCTCAAGCCGATCCTCTTTCTCTCTTCTGTTGTCTGCTTGATCTTCTTGTACTCCCTTTAGCAAGAACCCTTTCATGCTTTGTAGCACATCAGTTTGTACTTCTAAATGGGTCTGAAGACCTGCAAAATTATGCTTATTCTGATCTTTAAGTTCATTAACAAGACTTTGAAAATGTGAATAGTTGTGGGGTTTACGAGCCATTACTGCCTTCTCTGATGTTCTTCATTTTTTCTGTTTTCTTCTTCTATGTGGGATATTAACATTTCTACGTAAATGTCTCTTTCAAAGGGTATTAGATTTTCTATCTCTGTTAAACTATATTTATGATGTTGCATTAACTGAAAGGTTAGTTGATAATAGTTTGTTAAATTATTATGACTACATATCATAAAAAAAAATCGGCAACTCCGTTTAAAGTTTGTTTTTCATGACAATTGCATTTCGAACAAGTAAATTCGATATCATATAATAGAGCAGGCATTGTATTGAAAAATGTTTTAAGTTTTTCAAATTGATCACTCGTTAAGCTATTAACAAAACTAGTCATTTCTTCTTTAGTATGATCATTCGCACTAAAAATTTCGTCACCAGAATATATGTTATCAATACAATCAATGATAACGGCAAATAATTCGTTTACAGTTGAAACATCTTCTACATCTTCTAATTCCGACATTCGATTGTAAACAGACATGGTTGGATATTTCATATCAATTGAAATTGCATCTGTCAATTTAACGAGTTTAGAATGTTCTTTATTCGTAGTAAGTTTTAAATCAGTTAGATTTATTTTTATTTTGCTGACACCATCGCACTCTTCATCTTTACTATTTTTTCCTTCAAAATGCCCCATTTGTATTTCAATTTCTTCACCAACAGATTTTGATCTTATCTTTAACAATGCCATTTGTAAATCAAATAATGGTAAGTTATCAGCATTAACGTTTTTAGATAAAATACAATTATTAATTATTTGTTTTGAAGTGTGTACTATCTCTTGTTGATCCCCTGCTTCCATGGCCATTAATAAAAGTTTTTCTTCTTTGACTAAAAAGGGTCTATATGTTATTGGATCTTTTATTGATAGCAAGTTCATTTCAAATGTTGGTGCATCAATTACGGGTAAACTCATTATATCTCCATTTTTTAATTATGTTTGAAATCCTTCAGACTGACCAAGCGAACCGCCTAAATCTTGTTCTTTTGGCAATTGTTTCCATCTTCGATATGCGAATGTAACACTAAGTCTGGCATATTCATTATTTTGGCTCCATCCCAAATTTATTGCCCCTACATTTAAAGGAAATGCTTCCATAAAAATTATGCTATAGCTTGGTTGATTTCCTTCTGTAAACGTTTTTAAGCGAATATCAGTTATATAATCTTCATAGTATGAAGCATCATACATTTCGGGATCGACTATCTGATTCTGCCAATCATCAAAAAATTCTTTTTCTTCCCAACCGTTCGCCGTACAAATAAATGTCATTGTAGTATCAATAAACATTTGACCATAACCTATTTTTCTTACGGGTCCATATAATTTATCTTCAACTGTGAGTATGGTTTTACCTGGAAGTTCTGCCTGTTCGCAGAGAAGAGTTAACGAACTGGTTTGGAATCTTGGAATAGTAACTTCGTATCTATTGACTGGTGCAGGACCACCATGAAACGCTAAATTATTTCTAAATGTGTCTATGTTTAAAGGCATTATATCATTCTCCTACTATCTCCCCAAACGACAAGTTTGTTTTCTTTTTTAAATCTTTCTGTTGGTAAAAATAATGCAATTTCTTTTTCATCTTCGTCTACAATTACAACTCTAGATGTTATGTGTTTATATAAATATCTTTTTACTGTTGGTTTAAGCTCTTTAATTCTTGAAAGTGCTTCATAATTTACGCTTTTAGAACGATCAATAGCATCCATCAATTTTGCTCTAAGCAATGGTGGAAGATAATGAAAATTTAAACCAAGAAATCCATTACCATACATTTTCACACACAAGATCAATGGAAATCTATCATAATATTTCATTTTTTCTTTAGTTTTTGGATCATAAAAATATGATGCCATCGCACCTGGTAATATTGTTCCTGTGCCTGATTTTTTAGCAGTTTTATAAAACTCGTCTGCAGTATCGACTTCACTAAATCTACTTCTCAATTCTGATCTCAGGGCGCCAACTTTTCTACGAAACCACTGTGATGCATTACGTGTTTTTGGTTGCCCCTCATTTCTTCTTAGTGCATTTTTTAATCTATCTAAAAATGTTTGATCTTGTTGTGCCATAGTTATATTTAGCTAAAAAAGATGATCTTCCGTAATGATCTTAAATCTCCATTTTCTGTTTTTACAAAACTCTGTAGCCGCCCTCCATTTTGCTTCATTTACACCAAATGTGTATACTTCGGATAAATATCTTTTAGTAACTCTTTTGGGTTTTTTGGGAGGAGATGTTTGTTTTTTAGGTTTGACTTCTATAACAATGCATTCTGTTAGACCATCTTTCCTTTTTATTTTAATCCAAAAATCAGGAAAATATCTATGCATTCTTTTATCAATAGGAGATTTATAGGGCACAACTACTTCTTCACTTGACCATTCGATAACCATAGGATTTCCTTCACAATAATTCATGAATTTTTTTTCCCATAAAGAACGGTAAGTTATTTTAGTAGGATCTCCCTTATATTTTTTTAGATTCTTTACTTTATATTTTCCTTTGTAACTCATGCTAAATATTATGTATAACAAGGAGAATAATGTCTACAGATGCGGCCACTAAATTAGCACGACTAATTAATGTAAGAACAGGTGTTCCTGTTCACAGATTTCCAGAAAATATTGGGTCTTCTGGAGCAGAACCAGAATCAAGAAAATTTTGTTTATTTGAATTTATTACTCTTGAAGAAGGGAAATCAAGAATTTCTTCTTGTGTAGTGTTGCCTTTTCCAGAAATAAATGATGCTATTAATGTAAAATATGATAATGTTGAATTTGATGTTGTTGGCGCAATCGCAGTAGGAGCTTCAGCAGGAAATGTAAGCATAGACCGGTTATCTAATATTGCAAAAACGGGACTATCTTCTTTTAATGCAGGAACATTTGCCAGAATAGCTTCAGATGTAGTATTAAGTGGAACTCCTGGTTTAAAAGCAGGAGTTGCAAAAGGATTAAATACAATACAAAACCCTTATATTACAAATGTATTTAATAGTGTAGGATTTAGAGAATTTTCTTTTTCTTTTGTTCTTATACCTAAAAGGGCCCATGAAAGTGAACATATAAAAAAAATTATTGAAACTTTTAAAAATGCAATGTTACCAGAAAAAATAAGAACAAACCGAACCGATGAAATGGGTTCTCAAAGTACAGGTATTTTAACAATGCCCGATAAGGTTAATATTTCATTTTTTCCTACTACTGGAAATTATGGTAAAACAAATAAGGACAAGTTAATAAAAATTCGAAAAGCAGTTATACAGAATTTTACAATTGATTATTCAGCAGGAACGCAAAATCCTACTTTCTATAAAGGAACAAATGCTCCATTAACTGCTACATTAAATGTAACTGTTAAAGAAACTGAGATTTATACTAAAGAAAGATGTTTTGAAGATTATGGTGCTATGTATGGTATAAGCGGAGAATAATATGGCCAGAAGAAAAGATCCGAGTAGGAGTTTAAATAGAATAGTAGGCGCAAAAAGATTTGAATATCCTAAGGGGATTGCTACGGCTGAAGGGTTGCAACATTTTATGGTAATATCAGAATTGATATTCAATCCACCCAGCAAAAGTAATGATGCATTTAATGGACAGACTGGTATGGAAGAAGTTACTTCTGGTAATGAATCAAGTCATTTTTATGATCGGGGTAAAAGTTTTGTTTTACATTTGCCTGTTGGTTCATTAAAAACACAATATTCTGCGGATTATTCTGATGTGAATTTGGGTATCTTTGGGGACATTTTATCCCAAAATGCACAACAAATAACAAATGATTTAAGAGAAAATTATGCTTCTTTTGCAACTGAAGGAAGCGGTGGTTTTTTACAAAATGCTATGGATTTATATGGAAGAATGGGAAAAGATGTAGCACAACAGGTTTCTCCATATTATAATAGTAAAGATTTAAGAGGAGATTTTGCGAATAGAATTAAATTTAATGTAGCAAGTGCCTTTGGATCATTAGCTCCTTCAAGTGCAAAAGGGGAGCAAATAGCATCTATGTCTATGAGGGAGGCAAGAAATCCATATACTTCTCTTATATTTACAGGAATAAAAAAATTGCGGGAACATTCTTTTAATTTTGAATTTAATCCTAAATCTGCGATTGAATCTGAAACGCTTATGAAAATTATAACAAATTTAAAATATGGAATGCTACCAGGATTGAATCAGTTAGACCTAGAAACTACGGATCCCGTGACAGAAGTAGTATCATATGATAGACAGAACATGTCACCAGGACATCCAGCATATAATAGTGCTAAAAAAACAACATTAAAGATTGCGAATAAAATGAATTCTGCTTTCTTTTCTTTTCCTAATTCTTATAGAATTCAATTTTATAGTAATTTGGAAAAAAATACATATTTACATCGTATAGGAAATTCATTTTTAGTATCACTTAAAACAAAATATTCACCTAAATTTTTTGAAGAAAATGGACTACCGACAACAATAGGTTTACAGCTTCAATTTAAAGAAAACTTTACCCTTGATAGATCACATGCGGAGGATTATTAATGTCAGAATTTTTTAGAAATTATAAAACATTTTATTATAATATGGATAAAGTTAAACCTATTAGAGGCACACTTGCAACAAATTTGTTGTCTAGAGTAAATGTAAATAATGAAGTTTTAAAAAATATCTCTTCATATTATCCATATCGAATAAAAGAATTCGAAAGACCCGATGTTATAGCATCTCAATATTATGGATCTTCAGATTATACCTTCTTAATATTTTTAGCAAATCAAATTCAAGATCCTTTATATGAATGGCCTTTATTTGGAAATGATCTATCAAACTTTATTAAAGAAAAATATGGTTCGATAGATTCTGCAAGAACAGAAATACATCATTATGAACGAATATTAAGAAGCGGCACTAAAGCAACGGCGGATACAGGTAAAATTTTGGAAAAGGTTGCAATCGTTAATAAAGAAACATATGATGCTCTTATTATTACAGAAAGAAAAATAATATACAATTATGATTATGAAATTATGAATAACAATCAAAAAAAAGAAATTGTTTTAATAGAAAATACTTATTCCAAACAGATTATGAATGAGTTAAGAAGCATTTATGCTAATTAGTAGGATATAATATGTCAGAAGCCGATTCTAACTTTAGTACCGATTCAGCCTGGACTATAACATTTACAAATTATAAAGGAATACCCTATGCAATCGATTCTGAAAATAATTCAGCAATTGCAGGATTCACAATAAACGAATCTTTATTTGAAAGTAATGTTATAACTGGTGATGTAAAAATATTTGATGTCGCTGGACTAGACGAAAGAATTCCTTTTATTGGACAAGAAACAATACGTATACAGTTAAAAAATAAATTATTAGATGGTCCGGATTGGGATGCTACATTTACAATTGTTAAAAGATCCGCTACTATAGAAGAGGGGCCCACTAGATTTTATGTATTGGAATTTTGTTCACATGAGTTTATTGCAAATTTAAGAAATAGAGTATCGAAATCATATAAATCTGAGTTGGCCTCTACTATTATTGCAGACATATATGAAAAGTATATAGTATCAGATTCTTTTGTTACTGATGCAAAAACATTACATTCTGACAAAAAAGGGGATTCAGATGGAACTTTTTATGGAATGCATTTTGTATTGCCTACAGTAAGACCTTTTCAAGCAATAGATATGGTTGTTAAAAAATCTGTTGCTTCAAATGTTGAAATGCAACAAAGAGGAAAAAGTGCAAATTTTGGAAAATTTGTATTTTATGAGAATAAATTTGGTTTTTATTTTAAAACATTGTCCGATCTGTTACATCCTTTAGTAACTCAGTCTCCTGCTGTAGTTGAAGACTCTGATATAGCAGAATTAGAAGCAACTGGCATGGATTATGGTCTTCAAAAGGCCCTAAGAATCAGCAAGGCGGCACAGACATCATCAGTTGAGGTGCCAGTGGTTTCTTATGTAATAAGACCATCTGAAATTATAGATTCCACCCCACTTCAAAAAGAATTTACAGTTGTTCGATACAAAATACAATCTACTTTTAATGTTTTAAATAATTTAATTGAAGGAATGTATTCGGGAAGATTGTTGACTTATGATCCAACAACTCAAAGAATTGGTTCTATAAATCAATCATCATCTACGCCACATGTTCCACCACCCACTTCTGATGCAAAATTTACTAATGATGCAAGATTTACTAATAAATTATACAAAGCAAATCATAAGGTAACTTATTATGAATATGATTATATATCTCAATTCAATAATTTTAGACATGTTGGAAAAAAGGGAGAAAAATATCCACTGACCAATAATGAGCATTATGGAATGGATACATCTGAAACATTTTATAAGTATGCATCTACAAATTTTCAACATAATGAAAAAATGATTACAAAGTTATTACAAAATGTTATGACAGATAACTCCAAAGGTGCTATTTCTGTAGATAAACAAGTGGAGAGATGGTTGATACAAAGTTATTCTCAATCAAGACAAATTAGAAATATAATAACGCAAATAACTATACCAGGTGATCATAATAGAGTTGTTGGTGAAATAATAGAACTAAAATATCCTTCGAATTATTATCCAGACGAACAACATTCTTTTTATACTGGATATTATTTAATAACGAAAGTTCAACATGCAGTAATACACGGCAATAGTTATCTAACAACAATGGAATTAGCAAAAGATACGTTATTTTCTAAACTGTCAAAGACATCTATAAGAGATCATGCTGGGTATGGGGCTTCGATTGATGAATCATCAATAGACGAATCGAGTCAAACAACGGACTACTGGGAGGGAGCAGGTGATGAATAGTTCAACTATTTTAAACGATAATGATGTAAAAGATTTTATGGGAACAGAAGGTTTTGTCTGGTTCTATGGTGTTGTTGAAAATAGAAAAGATCCGCTTTTTCTTGGAAGAGTTAAGGTAAGATGTATTGGATTTCATACAGATGATAAAACACTAATACCAACAGGTGATCTTCCTTGGGCGGATATTATTCAGCCAGTAACCTCGGCGGCAATATCTGGAATTGGAACTACTCCTACTGGATTAGTAGAAGGAACTCATGTATTCGGATTTTTTAGAGATGGAAGAGAAGCACAAGAACCAGTTGTCTTAGGAACATCTGGGGGTATACCTGAAAATATTGCAAATCCTGATAGAGGATTTAACGATTCTAGATCAATCTATGAAAGACGAAATGCCCCCTACCCTCCTCTTTATATTGATAGATTTATTACAGGTATTCCTGCAAAAGTTATAGAACACGGTCAAAGTTTTGCGAATGAAGAACATTATGATTTTGTAGGGGAAACTCCGATGAAAGGTGGAAGAATTTGGTTTGGAAAAAATGAAGATGACTCGAAAATTCAAGCAAATATCTATAAAAGAGAATCTGGTGTCCTGTTCGGGGGGCCTCGGGGATCGATTTTGGCTTTTCCTTCCAAAAATAATTCTCCGATGATGACTTCTCAGGTATTTTCTAGAAATCCTGATGAAAATAGAATTATATTTGATGGGAATGGTGTACCAATTATGTCTTTACCTGCAACAAATTTGCTTGGTTTAAATAGAGTAAAGTTTTTAGATGAGTATGCCACTTCAAGAAAACTGAATAGAAGTGATCCAAAATCTTCTACTCATCCTCAATCTCAAGTTGAAATGGCGGCTCATAGAATCGTAGGAAGTTTGGGTGCAACTCAGTCAAATTTGCATACAGGAATTGAAAAAGCGGCAAAAGATGAAGCTCCTTGGGCTATACCTCCAAACGGTTTTAATCCTGAATATCCTTATAATCATGTTACATATACTGAAAGTGGACATCTATTTGAATTAGATGATACTCCGGGAGGAGAAAGGGTTAGACTACTTCATAGGACTCAAAGTTTTCTTGAATTTTTACCTGACGGTTCTAGGGTCGATAATACTGTTGGTAAATCTTATTCTCTTTGTGACTCAGATGTTCATTCTCACATTTATGGTGATGAGATAAAACATGTTGAAGGATCAATGAACCATGTTTATAATTCTAGAAGTGGTGGGAGTAATCATATAAAATTTGCTGGAGATGGCGATGTAAATATGGAAGTGACTAAAGGAAATTATAATGTTGATCTAAAAGATGGTGAAATGACTATTAAAGCAAGAAATCTTACAATCATTGGAACAGCTAAAGGACAATCAAAATTTTCATTAGAACAAATGGCAATGGCCGCTGGAGACGAATCAAGGCCAATAACGATGACTGGTGAAAGCTGTGTACAAGAGTATGGTGATTTTCAATTACAAGCCAAGAATCACGAACAAGTTGTTTCGGGAAGTTCTAAAACGAATATAGGAGCAGATTGTGAAGTAACAGTAGAAGGAAGTTCAAATGAAATCGTAAAGGGTATCTTTGGTGCGGGAATAAAAAAAGTATGTGTATTAAAACCAATTACTTTTGAGGCCTCATCCCCAGCTATGCCGATTAAATTACATAGTGGTCCTTCAGGATCAGCATCATCTTTAGAATTAAGTGCAAGTGGACTGGATGTTACTACTTATGCGGGTGATGTTGAGATTTGGGCGGGTATAGGAAAGATTGAACTAACAGCAGGAACAAATTTTTCTGTTGAAGCTAAGACAGATATAGAAATTAAAAATTCAAGTGTTAATATTAAAATGGATGCGGGGGGGCTTATTTCTATGGGGAACAAGGCTTCCAATATACATACTTTATTAAAAAAATTATCAATGTCATTACAAAATATGACTCATCCAACTCCTGCTGGTCCAAGTGGTCCAGCATCGAATATGAGTGAAATTATGCAATTTGATGCAGAAATAGATAAGGTGTTTCAAGCATGAATAAAAAAGAAGAAGTTGTTTTAGAACAAAAACCAATAGTTAACAAAAATATGGTAGAACTTTTAGGCAAAGTTAAAGATTTTAATAATGATTACATATCATTTTTAAAAATTCAACTAGATACTGCTAAAGCACAACAATTAAAAGAAATGGAAAATAATGGCTGAAGCTGTCCCAACAAAAGAAAGTACAGATCCTGGGACTTCTCAAACAGGAGATGATGTTTATTTAAAACAAATGGAGGGTTCTCCGTTCGGTGGATCTGCAGGTGATGCGATGAATGCATTTTTAGAAGGATTAAGTGCATTTGGTGCTGAATTTTCAAGAGTTTCAGACACGTTAATTCAGTTTTTTCAAGCAACAAAATTATTTTTACAGGCTTTTAAAAATCCTCTTGTTGCGGCTTTAATTGAGACTATTGATGCTTTGATAGAAGCACTTGAAGAAATGGATGCTTTAGGATTTGGTAGTGTTAGTGTTTGGCCCTGGAAAGATGGAACATATCCTCAACCATTGAACACGGATAAATTAGATGAAGCAGTACTTGGTCTTGTTGCCGCCATGTCGGGACTTGATGCAACGGCAGTTGGTTATAGTGAACGTGGTACCTTTGTAAAAACAAAAAATGGAGAGTCTCTACTTACTCCTGGTCAAGAATTGCTTACCATCGAGAGGGGACGTCCTGTTCTGACAAAAACCGCAGTTTATGATACGTTGATGGGTATTCGTAATTTTTTTCATCCAGAATTATGGAAAGGTTCTTCTGTTTTTTATACTGATACTGCCGCGGATGCCGCCAAACGCCAAGCAGGATGGCATCCTGGAATGGGTATAACTCAAGAGTCTCTTGGTCAATCATTGACTGGACAAATTGTTGAAGGAGCGAAAGATGCGCTTTTTACATCAATTGATGTTACACAGAAAAATCTATTAGTTAAAGAATTAACCCCTGAAGATTGCGTAAATAAAATAATAGATTCTTTATCGGGGTCTAGTCCAGATGGTAATAAACCAACAGGTTCTGGTCCCTATAAAGCATTTATGATTATGTTCACTCTTCCAACAATTAATGATGTAATTCAAATTGTACAATCATTTGCGGATTATTTTGGTTCTGTTATAGGCGATGAATTGTTTCCTGTCTTACTCAATCCTTCGAATAAATTAGATGATACAAAAAAGACTATTTCGTTAGGAGAACCTCTTCATAATTCAGTACTTAAAGATACCAGGACCTGGTCAGCTATTAATGGTTGGGAAGAGTCTGGGGAAGCAGAGTATCAGCAGAGTCAGGCTTTGGCGACATCAGAATGGTTTTATGAGCTTGGTGATTTTAAGCCAAGAACAGGTCTTAAAGATGGAACATATAAAAATGGGGTACATGAAAGCGATAAGAAATTTAAAATACCCATGTTTAAACCAGGTCAAAAAATCGTTCAAGAGGGGGGAATATTAGGAGTTAGTAGTTTTTCCGCTGAAGTTATTGAACATCTTCCAATAGTTATTCTAAATGGCATGGTTATACAAAATAGTGTTAAAGTAAAAAGTGTCAGAGGCGAACTTCAAAGAACAAATCATAAACCCCTTAATTCGGCCACATCACCAATTGTCCGAGCAATTTCAAAAGAATATGTTCCTAAAGAAGAATATGCAATTTTTAGAACAGATACATTAGAAAAACCAATTCCAAAATCAACTGGTACATTTTTTGGAACAATTAGAGAAGGCAGTACTACCATATCAGAAATCATACCCACGGGTACATGGGGGAATGAAATTAGAACTGAATGTGAATCGGCCGGTAGTTTTATAAAAGGACTTAACATCTTACTGGGAGGCGGCAATAGTCAACTTGTCATAAACTCTTATATGAGGTTTATACGAGAACTTAAAAAAGGAGCGATAATTGATCATCAATATTTGCAACCATTTGATCTATCCGATAGAAATTTAAAAGGTTATGATGCAAGTTTGGGTGTAGATAAGAAATTTGAATTTAATTATGGTAAATTATTAGATGTGTTTCCGTCAATAGGTGTACAATGGCATGTTGCTAACATTAAAGTTGATGGGGTGCCTATAGAAAGCATGGACGACTTAACAAAAGAAAAACTTTTTACTTATCCCAACCCTAATGTCAATCCTCAAGCATCACCGAAACCTACTGGAATGAAGTCTCTTGAGATTGAATTGGGATTTTTAAATTTTGACGGAACATATACAACAGATTTGGGAAATTTCATTGATGTTAAAAAAGCAATATCTCCACCAGACGGTGTAGTATATTCTTGGAAAACGAAAATACCTTCTGGAAAAGCTGGTGTTGATGGTCCTCCCAATCAACCGTTTCAATTGTTAGCATCTAGTAAAAATCTTTCACCTAATTGGAAATATATAAGAGTTTCGGATTTATTTCCAGCATATGGTGCAACCATAGACCAAGCAATCGGTATGGTAAAAGGATTCAAAAAACAAGTTGAATCTATAGCTAAATCAATAGATGCATACATAGCATTTTTAGAAAGACAGATAGTAGCAATACAAAGATTGAATGATCAAATTCAACAATTGATCGCATTTTTCTCTAAGGGATTAAATGCGGCAGGTCTTTATTCGGCACAATTTAGTGGAGATGGAATTGGTGATTTTAAAAAGAAATTGTCGAACATAAAAGCAATACAAACTGCAAAAAATAAAGTACATGAAATAAGTCTGGAAACAGTTGAATCAGAAACCGTAATACAAGATCCTTTTACTGGATTAGATAAAAAAGTAAAAAGAAAAGTTTTAAGACCAAGTATACAAGAACAAGAAATAGAGCCTGATGGCATTCCTAAGGCATTAAGTGAACTTGATAATTTAAAATATTCTGGTGCTATTGTGTTTTTTGCTCAAGGTCCTGACATATCAAAATTTGATAAATTCATGGATAGCTTTGGTGCATTGGAAACTCTTGGAAAAGGATTTCTTGCAAATTTATTTGATAAAGATGATAGCATTGCTCAAAAAATAGTACCATATGTATATGAGATACAAGGACAAGATAAAGACGGTAATTGGATAGAAATAGAGAGATTATCGAAATTAGATGATGATGGAACTATAAGAATTAAATTTACAAATGATGCTAATGAATTAAGTAAAGCTGATCGCAATGCAATTAATACCCAGATGGAGAGAACTGTAGAATTTTCACCAAAAATTCAAATGGGAAATCTTCTTTTTTCAGGAACACCTACAAAAAATGATGCAATTGCATTGTATCAAGGAACTTTTGGTGCCAATGAGGGAATAACTCGTTCCAGCTTTTCTGCTGATACTACTTTTTATCAATTTTCACAACAGCCGAAAACTAGTTTTGAGGCAAGTTCTCCGGCTGATGAAAATGGTATATTTGAGAAAGAATTTTTTAATATAGATTTAAAAACTAAAGATCCAATGCCAAGAACAAGCACGACAAACCTCTATAAAGTTGTAGTTCAAACGAGTATTATAAGTCTTGAAGGACAATCAATAAAAGAAAGAAAAAATCTTAATATTGGATTTGATATAAACCCTGTAACTGTAGAATCTGGAGAATTGATATAATGGCTAATAATGCAATTTCTAGAACAGGAACCTTTACATCAAGTGGAAGTGCTGGCGCTTCGGGAACATATTATTATAATCACGGTGAAGATTGGCAAAATGCAGGATCATCTGGTCATATGGGAACAGATCATTATTCTAATGATGATTTAAAAAATGGTTCTATTTTTACTGATATTGATAGTAAAATTTCTATAAAATTTTCACAAGATGTTGATAAAAATTCTGTCAAGACCTTCAATAAAGATACTAAATTGCCTGTTGCTCTTCAAAATCAAAAAGGAACTATTGGTCTAACACATGTTGTTTATGGCCACGAATCAACAGCATCCATTACTGATGGTAATAATCTACAAGCCTTAAAATTGACTTCTTTACCAGACTCCGCGTGGAATTCCATCACAATTGATAAATTTGTAGAAATGTCTTCTATTGCAGAAACATCTGATGATCAAACGTATGCCCTTACACCAAAAGCAAATCTTTCGTCTAACACAACTTATTTTTTAAAAATAGATACTGATAATTTACTTGATGTATCTGGAACAAAAATTAGTTATAGTACAGAGAGGGGTTTTGTTACTGATAATACAAAAAGTTTTGTGACTACAAATGATTATTATGAGGGATTTTCGATGCAAATTGAACCTGCCTCGTTACTTTTATCCGAAAAAAGCCCTGATCTCGATACAGCATCCCATCCAAAGTTTGAGAGTGAAGATACTATGAGTTTATATCGGACAGGTGAAACAACAGCTTCTGGAGCAACTGCTTTAAAAATTAGATCTATAGATGGAACGAAATTAACATATCAATTAGAGCCTGATTCGTATAGGATGAATGTCTCTTATACTGCTACAAATCCTATAGTTGTTTCTAGTACAACTCATGATTTAATTGATGATGATAAAATAGAAGTTTATGATGTAGTAAGCGGAAATGTAGTTAATACAGGAGAATATACAATAACAAAAATTACAGCAGATACATTTTCTATTCCTGTGGATGGCACAGGAAGTAGTGCTGGTGGATTGAATTATTATAGAAATGTGAATAAAGACGATTTATTGGTATGGTCTGAAACAGATGGGTTGTCCACTCCGACCACCTATACTATAAGAAAAAAAGTATTATCTGTTCCTCATAAGAAAACCAATAATTTGTCTAGTGGTTCATTGAATAATACTTTTTCTACAATTAAAGATAGTACAACAGTTGCTTCAACCGCAAAAGGAAAACTAATAAAATCCAGTGGTTCAACTATATCATATGTTCCTGTTGATACGAATGGTAAAATCTCAACTGATGTTTTTGTTAATAATTCTATAGTTGATGTTTCAACTTCTACTAATGATATTAGATTTCACATAAAGGCGAATACCTCTCCTGATCATAATGTACATCCCTTTCATTCTTCTGCACCAAAAGTAAATTCTACTTTTCCTGGAGACGGTGAATCGGTTGCAAGAAAATTGAAAGTTACACAAATTACAAGAAAAGGAACTATTGCTCTTGTATCTACAAATCATTATCACAACTTATCTACTGGAAGTCTCATAAAAATTGTTGATTCTACTCAAGCGATTTATAATAAGACAATATCAGTATTACTTGTTCCAACATCAAATACTTTTCAGTATGATTTAGGTTCAGATGTTCCTGAAACTACTCAAAGTCCTGCTCCTGGAAATCCTAAACTTCAAATTAGCTATGATAGTGGTGTCACTTATGCAGAAAGATATAATGCTATATTCGTAAATTTTAGTCAATCTATGAATACAAGCAGTATTACGGTTGCAAACAATACTCATTTAATTTCAGCAAATGGATCAACAGGGGATTTTGTAACTTCTACTTCATTTGCATATCAACAAGATTCTGCTTCAAGTACAATACAATTATCAGATTCTGGTTTTGTGTATCTTGTAAATTGTGTTTCTGTGACAGCAAGTGCGGGTAATTCTGTATTTGCAGTTGTTCCTGAAATTCTTGAACCGAGACATCGATACAAAATAAAAGCAAAAACAGATATCCAAGATTTGGGACAAACATCCAGTATCTATGAATATACAACAACTATAGGAATTACTACTGGAGTATCTGTTATAGATCCAACAACTGGTCAAGAAACAGTTTTCTCCAAAGATGAAGAACCGCCAGAAATTAGAAAAATATCTTTTACAAGTGCAGGAACTGATGGTGTTGCAGGAATGGTTTTAGAAAGTAATACTGTATCTGAAATAACTTCTCCCGATGATTATCAAGCAGTTGATATTGATCTTGATGCTGAATCTATATTAGTTCAATTTTCTGAAGCCATGAATATAGATACAATATCAACTGCAACAACAAGTACAGTACCTACAGGCACAGTACAACTGTCTTCTGATAATTACGATACTGTTGTTCAAATGTCTACGATTCCAGTTGTAACATCAACTGATAATGAGAATGATACTTTTAAGTTTACCCCCATAGCAAACTTATCTGCAAATAGCATTTATACATTAAAGGTTGCTAAAGGTGTATCTGATGCTTCACCAGAACGAAATCAAATGTTAACAGCAAATGTTAGTTCTGCAAAAGTTCTTACAGTAAATGCAATTCCTGCAGATACAGAAAATTATTATGTTCCAGGGGAAACTATATCAGGAGTTAGACAGTTACAGATTATTGCGAATACAGGAACACCTGCTATAGGATTAACTGCTGGAGATACCTTTTTAGGACTAACATCAAAAGGTAAAGGGAGGGTTTTAGATTTTACTGAAGATTCAGGAGCAATACAAACCCTTAGATATACAGAATTGCCTGGTGAAGATGGGGCCATTATACCCCTTACTCCTGGAGAAGTGTGTAAAGTATTTGCTGGTCCCGATTTTACAATTGATAGGTATGGAATTACGACTCCTCCAGAAGGAAACGTTATTTCTTTTACTACAGGAACCAGAAAACTAGTTTATAGAAAGACCACTCCAGATGATGAATTTGTATCTGCAAATTCTAGTGCAGAAAGAATTGTAGGAAGAACATCGAATGGGTATACTTTTGCAAGTAGTTCAGGTAGTGAAGGAATAGTAGGACCAGGACTAAAAACTGCAACAACTGGAATTGTAGCAAATGTGTTTTTTAGTAAGAATTCGGTTTTAGTGTCTCCTATAGATGGAAATCAAACAGGTATTGATGAGAATTCAAATCTTACTGTTACATTTAATCAAACAATGAATGTTGAAAGCATTGATTTTAATAGCGCAGATTCTCTGGTTAGAACATCTTATAATGTTTTACTTTCTTATGATAGTAATTTTCAAAATACAATACCATTGAGTCCAACTTTTTCTAGTTCAAATAATGATACTGTATTTGAATTTCAACCAGCAATATTGTCAAATACAAATTTACAGTTAACACAGAGTAAAAATCTATATGCTAGGGTAACAGATACAGCAAAAAATAAAGGTGATATGAATCTGGCCAGTAATTTTGCTCCTTCGAATTATGCTAATACTGTTACAGATGTTGATTTTAAAGCAATAAATGCTTCTGTTTTTACACCAGACGGACAAGAAATAGAATTGGGAACAGGAACTTCTGTATCTATGCCAAATCAATCTTCAAGAATAGCAAGAGGAACTCCTGTTATTATACATTTTAATGAAGTTCCTAGTTTGTCAACTTTTGCTTTGGATGCAGAAATAGAGTTAGGGACTGTTTCAGATTTTTCTTCAGGAACAATTGCTCTCGGTGACGGCTCTCTTACAACATGTGGTACATATGGAACACAAATAAAGATTCAGCTTGGAGTGACCCGCTATGGTCTAACTACATTTTCTGGATCTGGATTAAATGATGCAACGTATAGTGGAGTTTATGAGGGAAATAGTGCAGGTGATATTTATCGAGTGCAAATATTCTCGACACCAGGCGGTGCAGATGTATTTATGTGGCAAGCCAAAGCTGTTCCTGACACCAACTGGGTTGAGCAAATCTCCATAACCGGAGGAGTACAATACTTAGCGGATGGTATATCGATTAAATTTGATTCAACCACTGGACATACTATTGGCGACTATTGGGACATAACGACAAATGACAATTCCACTAGATTAGACACATCTACTCAATATTATGTGAGAGTTGGAGCTACTGTAGGAGGAACAAATGAAGGCGGAAAAGCATTGACGACAACTGTAACATATTTTAATTCATTTACAACTGCATAGGAGATATTATGCCACTAGAAATTGAAACATTAAAAACTAATATAAAGGCCGCATTTAAACTTGGATCTGCGGCTGGATCAGAAGAGAAAGTTGCTGAATTAATAGCCACTGCAATACACACTTATGTAATTGCCGCAGATGTTACTACTCCAGTAACTACTGTTGTTACAGGAACTTTTGCTGGTACTGGATCAGGTCCTATTGCTGGTTCTGGATCGGCAATATGTAAGGGAAGACTTTCATAGGGAAATTAGACTAAATAAACATATGGCTACAAATTCAACACAAGAAGATTACACTTTTCCAGATTCTGAATTTTATCAAAGTTTCTCGGAAAAAGATGCACAACGGCATGCAATATCTCTAATGCATCAGCCCAAAGATTTAAGTATTCAATTTTTGAGCAATCCTAATACAGGAGATATTGCCTTAAAAACGGGAAGCAATGCAGTAAAAAGTGCTTTAAGGCAATTAATTTTAACTAAAAAGTTTGAAAGACCGTTTCAACCTGGTGTTGGTTCAAATATATCGGACTTATTATTTGAACCAAATGACATAATTACTGAACAATTAATTGAAGATGAGATTAGAACTGTAGTTGCAAATTTTGAACCAAGAGCGAATATATTAAATGTAGTCGTTGATAGTGAAAGAAACGGTGCGGGTTATCGAATTAAGATAATTTTTTCAGTAGTAAATGAGACTGAGCCGGTTACATTTACTACATTTTTAGAAACAACAAGAGGTACTTAAATGGCGGAAGCTAGTAAATTAAGAGTTTCAGAATTAGATTTTGATCAAATAAAAAATAATTTTAAAAGTTTTCTTAAAGAACAAGATGTCTTTAGAGATTATAATTTAGAAGGTTCTACCATTTCTCATTTATTAGATATTTTAGCATATAATACTCATTATAATGCTTTTTATTTGAATATGGTCGCAAATGAAATGTTTATTGATTCTGCCACTACTAGAAATGCCATGATATCTTTGTCTAAATTGTTAGGATATGTTCCAAAATCAAGAACAGGTGCAAAAGCAAATGTAAATATATCAATAACTCCTAATGATGCTCCTGCAAATATTACTATAGCAAAAAATACAAAATTTAGTTCTGCTATAGACGGTATTAATTATACTTTTGTTGCGGACCAATCATATTCGACAACTGCAAATTCTGATAATGCAACTGTTACTGTTCAAAATGTTTCATTGATTGAAGGAGATCCCTTAACTTTTAGCTATACTGCCAATACGAAAGATTCTTCACAAAAATTTACGGTTCCTAATAGAGGAGTTGATCATTCAACAATTACAGTTTCTATTAAAGAAAATTCTTCTATTACAGAAATATCGCCTTATACTCAGGCAACTGATTTGCTTGAAGTTAGTTCAACATCAAATGTGTTTTTTATAGAAGAAGGTACAGATTTTTTAACAGAAATAAAATTTGGAGATGGAGTTTTAGGAAGAAAATTAAAAAATGGTAACATTGTTATTATTGATTATAATATTTGTTCTGGTGTTTTAGGAAATGGTGCAAATAATTTTGCAGTTGCAACAACTGCTGGAGGATATTCAACAGTTACACTTGTAACTAATGATAAAGCAGAAGGAGGTTCAGATGAAGAATCTATTAATTCTATAAGATTTAATGCTCCTAGACATTATAATACACAAAATCGAGCAGTAACAACAGATGATTATAAAAGAATAGTATTAAGAGATTATCCTTTAGCAGAATCAATAGTTGTATATGGAGGAGAAGAGGCAGATCCTCCAGAATATGGAAAAGTTTTTATAGGTATAAAACCTAAATCGGGACTTTATTTAACAGACTCAGTAAAAACAAATATTAAAGACAATATTCTTAAAAAATATAATGTTGCATCTATAACACCTGAATTTGTTGATATCGATTATGTTTATGTTTTATTGTCATCAACTGTTAATTTTGATTCACGAAAAACGGTAAAAACTTCACAAGCATTAAGAAGCAGTATTATAAGTTCTATTAATACATATGTTGCCGAAGACCTTTACAAATTTGAACAAACATTTAGATTGTCAAAGTTACAAACAAAAATTGATAATACAGATTCTTCTATTTTAGGTGATGATAGTGCTATTAGATTGAAAAAAACAATTGAACCAGTATTAAATACGAAATTATCATATATTTTAAAATTCAATAATGCGATTAGTCATCCCCATTCGGGTCATGCCGCTACCTTGTCTTCTACTGTATTTTCTATATTGGATGAACAAAATACTTTAAGAGAAAATTGTAAAATAAAAGATCATAATGGTTTGTTAAAAATTTATAGAACAGATAATGAAGGAGTCGAATTTTCCGTTAGAGATAAAATTGGCACTATTGATTATATAACCGGAAGAGTAGTATTAAATTCTTTTGATCCTTCTTCATATGCCGGTACTGAGATTAGCATAACAATTATACCTGTTTTAGGTGATGTTTTATCTTTGAGAGAACAATTAATAACAATTGAAGAAAAAGATATTAATTTGAAAATGAATGATACTTCTATAGTTAATAAACAAACTCAAATCACAACAACAGAAACTACAACATCTCAAACAACGGCAGTAAATTATTAATATGTCAGAATACGATTTCTTAAAAGACGAAAATAATATAAAATTAGTAGGTAAAATATCAAATTTAATTGATAGTCAATTACCTGATTTTGTTAAAGATGAAGGAACAAATTTTTCTGAATTTTTAAAATTTTATTATAAGTGGATGGAATCACATGAATTAACTATTTCAACTGTGGTTCAAGATGAATTTCATTTTATTTTAGAAAGTGAACAGGGGAATTTTGTTTTAGAAACAACTGATGATTTATTAGTTGAGGGGGGGAGAACCGATTTAAGTGCTTATGACTTAAACGAAACAATAACGGGTTTAAGTTCGGGTGCGACTGGAACGGTTGATAGAAATACAAATACAGCATCAAGTAAAATTTATGTAACTGGAGTAACAAAAACAGATTTTGAAGTAGGCGAAATAATAAAAGGCACAAATAATCGTACACTTGGTACTGTAGTTAATTTTCAAAAAAATCCCCTTTTTGCATCAAGAACATTATTAAAATCAAGGGATATCGATAGTACTACATCATCTATGCTGGATCATTTTACTAAAGAATTTTTAGTAAATATTCCAATGACTTTAAGTGCAGATAAGTCGCTTTTAATAAAACATATATCAGATATTTACAGAGCAAAAGGAACAAGTTCTTCATATGATTTTTTATTTAAATCATTGTATGATATACAAAATCTTATTTTTTATACTCCAAAAATAGATTTACTTAAACTTTCTTCGGGGAATTGGCAACAAGATCAATCTATCAGAGTTATTACTTCAGATTCTATAGCATCATTTGAAAGCCATTCTATTAAAGGGATGCAATCAGGTGCAACTGGAATTGTAAATCGTATTGAAAAATTTGCGGCTGGAGTTTTTAATGTAACAGAACTATTTTTAACAAATATTATTGGAACATTTATTGTAGGTGAATCCGTTTCTTCAAATGATGTTGATGGGGTATTTGGTAATGGTATTTCACAGGGATTGTTATCCGATGTTGTTATTTCTTCAGCAGGTTCTAACTATAAAATAGATGATAAACTTACGTTTACTGGTGGAGGCGGTGTTGAAGCAAAAGCAAAAGTAACAAGTGTTGGTCAAGGCACATTAACTGATTTTACTGTATTTGATGGAGGGGACGGATATGTTGAAAATAAATCGTTAGATGTAAATAATTTTGCTACATTTGGGACTGGGTTTACTGGAAAAATTAAAGATGTAATTGATTCTTTTACGTTTTCGAAAAATGAAGATATAATAGGAAATTATAGTGCAACTGTATTCAACGACTTAGCATATGAATTGAGTGGAGATGTGACAGCAAATAGTGAGGACAGATTAATTGATACATTAGGATTTTCTAAACTAGATGCAGGATCTATTGGTTCTATACAAACAACTGGATCTGGCTCTGGTTATGAGGCAATTCCTCAAATCTCAGTTGAAGAGATAACAACTGGAGATTTTGTTGAATCATCTATTCAAATTTTGAACTTAAATGCAGACCCCGATGGACTTGCTACAACAAATGCGATTACAGGCTTTTTTGATGCAGGAGAAAAGATTACTTCAAATAATGGAAATAAAATAGGAACATTTTTTGGTGATGTGTTCACATCATACGAAAGTGAGATTAAAAATCCTACTAGAATAAGAGTAAAGACTATAAAATTTTTAGATGAAAATGTAACTCAAAAAATTCCAATTGCACAAAGAAATGATCTGCTTGTAAATAATTCTACTTATTTGGCAGTCTCAAATCCATCAGTATATCATTTACAATTTGTTACTGGTGGTTCTGCTTCTGTTAATACGATAAAATATAGACGAGGAATTGATGCAAGAGAACTTTTTAATAGTTCAAACAATACTTCAGCATGTGATTGGTATCCCACTTCTACTGGCGTAACTGTGACTGGTGGTTATCAAACATTAAGTTTTGGTATTACATCACTTACTAGAACCAGCACAACTGCAACTGCAACCACATATGGAAAACACGGATTAGAAGATGGGCAAATAGTTGCTATAACAGGAGCAAGTCCTGCTGGTTACAATGGAACTGCAACAATTACGGTAGCAAGTACAACTTCTTTTTCATATACCGTAGGGGGTTCCCTTACAACTCCTGCTACAGGAACTATATTATATAATGAAGATATTTCTGTAAAATTTACATTACCTTTTGGGCATACTACTGATGATGAATATGCTTTTTCCACTATTGATTTTGTTTCAAATGAAGTTATTACTGGCGCTAATTCGGCCGCTTTTGCAACTGTAAATACTGGTGTTGCTTTTTCTGCTGGAGGCGAGTTGGGAAATAATGCATCTATAGGGGTTTCTGCCGCAGATGTTGGTACTGGCTCTATTAAATCAATTGAAATTCAAGATCCAGGAGTTGGATTTACTTCTGCTCCTGTGATAACATTGCCTGGTCTCGGATCAGAAAACGCAAATTTAATAGCAAAAATTAGTGCAATGAGGGTTGAGACAGGACTATATCTTGATGAAAACGGACAACCCAGTTCCAATAAAAAACTTATTGATAGTGATTTTTATCAAGATTATTCTTATTCTTTAATTGCAAATAAACAACTCAATGAATATCAAGAGGTTGTTTTTAACTTATTACACCCTACAGGAACAAAACTTTTTGGAGAATTTACGCCCGATGCTGTTGAATTGAATGTTGGATTTGATAGTAAATTACAATTTGAAGGAGGAGATTCTGCAATAAAAGAAGATGATGCTGATGATATATTGTTAGAAGATTTTTCCGATCCAAGACATAATGTAATATTTAATAACAATCAAAATCTATCTTCAGGATCCGTTTCCTTAACAGGTAATTCTAATATATTACAAGGAGTATCTACAAATTTTAGATTAACATATTCTGAAGGAGATCATGTAATAATTGACAATGAACAATCTTTTGAAGTTTCTTATGGTGAATTGAGATTAGAAAATTATTTAGCAGGTACAATAGCATCATCCTCATCAAATGTTATTTCTATTATAGGTTTAGGTGATACTTATCCTAAGACTTCAACTGTACCAAATGATTTTAGTGCTAGTGCTAATTTTGTTGCAAATACTGTAGTTACACAAATGAATGCTACGACAAACGAAAAAGTAACTGGTGTTGTTCTTAGACATGAATTGGATGATTCAAATAATAATATATTAATTTTGCATTCATGTAATGGTCAGTTTGATGTTTCAAGTAATGCAAATTCTATAATCGGAAACACCTCAGTAATTAATATAAACACATATAATATGATTTTAGAGGGCGGCCATCAAACTATTTACGATGAGCTTGGCAGGATAAGTGGCTCTGCAGATTTGACAGGAGATTTAGCATTAGAAGAAGGATATGGATTAGTTTTAGCGTTAGAAGATAGTATATATCAAAATAATGAATCAGTTACAACTGCGGAATTTCAATATGTAAAATCAAATGTAATATTTGGAATTGCAACAGATTTTCAAGAAGATTTTAGAATAAATGATAGAATTAAAACAATATCAACTTCACAAAATACAAAAATTATTGAAGTAATTAATTCGACATGTTTGATAGGAAATACTGCAATAAGTACGGATACTTCTTTTAATATGATTTTAGAGAATAGTTCAGAAGGGTATCCAGGAAGTTTTATTATGGAAGATAATGATAACTTTATTCAGAATATGGTTGATCCCAGTTCATCCAAGTTTGATAATGATGATATACAGTTTTATAATTTGCTTGAATCAACAGTAAGAGGAACAACTAATGTAAATGGTATACTGTCAGGAAATACTAATTTAGTGGGAACGAGTTCTTTTTTTGGTGAAGATTTATTAGTAAATGATGTTATTACATTATCTTCTGATCCGCTACTTAAAGCAAAAATTTTATCAATAACTGATCAAACCTTAAACTTAAATATAGCAATAGGTAATGGATCAACTGGTCAAACTATAACTTCACATACATTAAGAAATTTTGATTTAGAAAGAAATGCAACTACTATATCTTTATCAAATCCTTATGATGGTTCAAACAATTTCATGAACATATCAATCAGTTCAATAGCGACAGGATTGTTGCTTCTTGAAGATGGAATAGGTACTGCTAATGCAGGATATCTTGGAAATACATCAACCGAAGGCAGTTTTAAATTTGAAACACTATCATCATTTGATAATCAAACACCTAAATATATACAAACATAAAAATTTTTTATTGGCATAAATAAAGATATGGCTAAATTAGTAACGACAAAATTTAAAATACACAATGCAGAACAATTCATTGAATCTCTTGAAGAAACTTCAGCAACAAATTTATATTTGTTTATAGGAAAAGTTCAAGAATGGGATGATGAAGATGCTCCACCTGCTCCTAACGAAGCTGTAGCAAATACTTTATATAGTTATTGGGATCAGATAATTGCCGCAAAAAAAGTTACTCCTGCAGATGTTAAACATGTTATTACAAGAACTAACTGGGAATCAAATACTGCATATACTGCTTATACTCATACAAATCCAGATCAGTTGTCAAATAGTTTTTATGTTACTACAGAAGATTTAAATGTATATAAATGTTTACAAAATAATTTATCAAATGGTACTTCAACTATTCAGCCAACTGGTTCAGGTACAGCAGTTATTGAGATTGCTGATGGATATAAGTGGAAGTACATGTATACGGTTACATCTCAAGATACTTTAAAATTTGTAACATCTGAATATATTCCTGTACAAAAAAGCGTAGATTCTAGGCAAATTGCAGTTGAAGATGCTACTATAGATGGACAAATAGATATTATTAATAAAACTGCAAATGGAGATTTTAAAGCTGAATTTACTGCAGGTCCAAAAAATTCTGTTGGTGATGATCAAGATTTTATTACTGGTGAGATTGTGTATGGTCAAACATCGAATCAATATGGAACTATTGTTAGTTTTGTTTCTGCGGCAAATAGTTTAACTTATGGCTCTAGTACAGGAAATACAAAATTCGTCAGTGGTGAAGTTATTTTAGGACAAACATCTAATTCAAGAGCAACAATTTCTACAGAATCCGTATCAACATATAAATTTGATACTGGATTTTTTGCAAGTGTATCTAATTCTACTGTAATGCAATTATCATCGGGTGCAAATACTAGTGCAGATGATTTATATGTAAATTCAACTGTTTTTGTTGTAAATAATGCGGGGCAGGGTGAACAAACTACGATCACCCAATATGATGCATTGCTTCAGAGAATAACTGTTTCTCCTGCTTTTACGGTTACACCGAATACGGTTTCTGGTTATGAAGTAACTCCATCAATTACTATAAATGGAGATGGATCTGGTTTTAAGGGAAGAGCAAGAGGAAATGCTACCCATGGAGTAACAGAAATAGTTGTATCAGCACAAGGATCAAACTTCACGGTAGCTGAATCGTCCATTATTGCTAACACAACTCACGGAACAGGGGCAACTTCTACAGTTATTATTGGACCAGTTGGAGGACACGGAAAGAATGCTATTGAGGAATTGGGAGGAAATAGGGTTTTGGTTGATACTCGTATTTCTGGAAATGAATCGGGAAAATTTACAACATCTAATGACTTTAGACAAGTGGGTTTATTGAGAGATCCCCTACAATCTGCAAATAATCTTGCATTTTTTACAGATTCGTTAACCGATCAATCTACAACTTTAAAGGTGGGATCTGTTGCAGGATCTTTTCAATCAGACGAAAAAGTTTATACAGGAACATCTTTAGAAAATAGTACTGCTAATGGTGTTGTTGTTGATTTTCTAAATAATAATACATTAAGAATAAATGAAGTAAAAGGTAGTTTTGTGGATAGTACTGTTGTGACTGGTGCAAATACAAGCTCGACCGGAACAATCTCTGCAAATGGTATCAGTCAACCAGGAATGAAACCTTATAGTGGAGATATACTTTATATTGAAAATAGAGCCAAAATTACTAGACTACAGAATCAAGTAGAAGATTTTAAGATTGTATTGGAGTTTTAACGGATGCCTAAATTAACACAAGATTTTAACATATCGCCATATTATGATGATTTCAATGAAGAGAATAATTTTCATAAAGTCCTATATCGACCCGGATATTCGGTTCAGGCGAGAGAATTAAATCAAATACAATCTATTCTTCAAAATCAATTAGAAAAAACAGGAGACACTCTTTATCAAGACGGTTCTAGAGTTTTGGGTGCAGAATTAGTCTTAAATAATAAGATTAGTTCTTTACAATTAAAACCAACATATTCAGATGTCGCAATCGTTTCATCTCTATTTAATGGAAGAACAGTTCAAGGTCAAACATCTGGAGCAAAAGCAGAAGTTGTAACATCTCAAAAATTTTCGACCACATCTCTAGACACTTTGATGGTTAATTATATTGATGATACTAAATTTTTAGATGATGAAACAATTAATACGATTGATGCAGGAACAACAATTTTTGCGACCGTGGCAGGAGAAGCGGACGGACTAACTGGATCAACTACTGCCACATCTTTGGCTTCAGGTGTCGGTTCTGTAGTTAGTGTCAATGAAGGACTATTCTATCTTGGTGGTTATTTTTTACATGTTTCTCCTCAAAGTATTATTTTAGATACTAAAAACATTAATCCTTCTACAAGAATAGGTTTATCAATTACAGAATCTATTGTTACAAGTATTGAAGATTCTTCACTTTTAGATAATGCAATAGGAACTCCTAATTATACTGCTCCTGGAGCAAATAGATATAAAGTTGATTTGACATTATCAACAAAGCCCTATTTTGAAGTTGGTAAAACAATAGCTTCATCGGGTGTTACATTTGCTATTAATACAAAAGATAACAGATCAGGAACAGTAAGTATAACAACAACGACTGATCATAATTTATCTGTTGGTGATGTCATAGTCGTATCGGGCACCACTGAATCAGAATATAACGGAAAATTTACAGTTTCAGTCATCGGATCTACTACAGAATTTAATTATTTAATACAAGGCAGTCCTTCAACACCTGCATCTGGAACACCTGAATATCTAACAGGAATCGTAGATCCAATTGCCAGAAGTTCGGATACTGATTTTATTGAATTGTTAAGATTGGAAAATGGTGAAAAGATTGAAGAAATAAAATTTCCTATTCTGGGAAATGTTGAAAAGATTCTAGCAAGAAGAACATTTGATGCTTCTGGTGATTTTACAGTTAGACCATTTTTGCTTGATGTTATTGATCATAAAATAGGAGGAACTGCAGGCGATAGAACATCAGCAAACACAAGTGCAACTGTTACAGCTAACGGTGCAAATTTTATAGCAGATGTTAATGTTGGTGATACTATATTCTTTTCTAGTAACACATCAAAAACTGCTGAAGTTACATCTATAGGAAATACTACGGCTCTTACATTAACAACTGGAACCGCCTTGGGTGATGGAAGTACTAATCAAAGAATAGGTGTTTCTACAAAAATAACTGCAGAATTAAGTCCAGGAAAAGCATACATAAAAGGTTTTGAACATGAAACTTTATTTCCTACATATTTGAATTTAAATAAAGCGAGAGATACAGAATCAGTTACCGCAGAAAAACAAGGAGTTGAATTTGGACCATATGCAGTTGTAACAGATGTTATTTCTAATACTGCTTTTACTTTGGGTGTAAATAGTGCATCTATTAATTCATCATCTGGAGGTACGGGTGCCGACTTAATGGATTTACATATAGTTAAGTGGCCATCAACAACTCAACTACATGGAACAGTAACCGAAGCTAATAAAATTACATATACAGCAAATACTTTAAGTATAAAGTTTGTTGGAGTTGATAATACAAGTGCCGCATCAATAGCAAATACAAAAATAGGAACAGTACGATTAAGACAACTTGATTTTAAAGCAGGAAGATCATCTACTGTAAATTCAGAATATGGTGGTGGTGCTGATGCAAATGGTACTTATCATGTAAAATTTCCTGCAATATATGATGCTCATTTATTTGATTTTAGATTTAATAAAGTAGAAGGAACAGTAGCCTCTGCTATTACTGCTAATAATACACTTATTAATTTAGTAGAGTCTGGAGCCGCTTCTTTTCCAACAGTCAATTGCTTATATGGATCATCTATAACTGTTAATACTTCATATTTGGGAGTAAATACCTCTGATACAAGAAAAATTATTTCATGGTCGGGCGCAAATACTGGTACAACTCCGATGGGTTATGATATAGATGCAGATGCAACCCTTGAATCCTCGAACTATACTGCACTATTAGAATCTGCTTTGACACAACCAACTCAAGCCACTTCTACTTATTCTATAAATTTTGGAGTTAAAGATATTAGTTCTATTATTTCAACGGCATCCGGTACCGATTTTGATAAAGCCATGAATATTGATATTAGTGGTAGAAGTGATGTAACTGATACTGGAAATACTGTTCTATACGATAATACCGAAGATCAAAGATCATTACTGTTTCCTTTTCAAAACAAAACACTTGCAAGTTTGTCAAAAGCAAATTATAAATTTAAAAGAGGATTTACAGCATTGCTTAGTGGTACTGGCACTACAACTCTCTCGGCTCCGAACTCTGATGAATTGTTTTATCCAGCAACTGGTGCAGGAGCCATTTCTGCATCTACTATAGATGCAAACTATTTGGTTTTTTGTAATGAAGCAGGAGTAGGCACAAGTCAAGGAGATTATCTAGAATTCAGTAATACTTCGGGTTCCAGTATAGCAGATGGTAGATCGATGACATTGAATGCTACTGGGGATCAAGTAGATATTGTAACATCTGGAAACACTACGATTCCTGCGGCTTCTTATGCAGGCAAAAACATATATGTTTATGCTACAATGTTGTATAAAGCGACTGATGGAGCGAATACATCGAATGGTGGACTCGGGAAAAAAACTTTAGTTACAGGAAATACTACAGTTGCTAATGTGGTAACAGCTTCATCAAATACGATTCAAGCAGATTCTGGTCAAATTCATTTGGGAATTGACATGAATACTGAACCTGGTATTACTAATAGTTTAGAAATAGCAGACATTAAAAAGTTAGTTGGGATTGTAAGTTCTTTATCTGATACGAAAGAAGTTACAAATGCTATGATACTTGAGGCTATGTCTAATACTGCAAATGCTCATAATATAACTAGTAGCTTTATATTTGATAACGGTCAAAGAGACAATTATTATGACTATGGAACTATAACTTTAAAAACCGGAGAACTAAAACCAACTGGTCAAGTAGTAGCAATAGTTGATTATTATAATCATACGGGGCGGGGTCCATTTATAGTTGATTCTTATACTTTTTCTGGTTCTGGTAATACATCATATGATGATATTCCTACATATACAAGTCCAACAACTGGTACAAAAGTTGAACTAAGAGATATGATCGATTTTAGACCTAAAAGATTGGGTTTTGAAACTGCGAATACAGATACTTATTCATATACAAACGACATTACAATAACATCAAATGTGTTCAATGAAAAAGCAATGCCTGATTATGATTATACATTTGATACAGATTATCAATACTATGTTTCAAGAAAAGATAAAATTGTATTGAATAGAGATAAAACGTTTGATGTAATTGAAGGAATATCTGATAAATTTTCACAGTTGCCTCCAGATGATGATGATGCAATGACATTGTATAATCTTGAAATACCAGCATATACTTTTAAGTCAGATGATGTAAAAGTAAATTATGTTGAAAATAAGAGATTTACGATGAGAGATGTTGGTAAACTTGAAAGAAGACTTGAAAATCTTGAATATTATGTTTCTCTTAGCTTATTAGAGAAAGAGGCCGATGGATTAATCATTACTGATGCTAATAATAATGATCGATTTAAAAATGGAATTCTTGTAGATCCATTTGCGGGACATAGTGTTGGAGATGTTTTTGATGATGATTATGCTATGTCAATTGATTTTGATAAGAGACACCTAAGACCAACTTTTAGTTCAGATTTACATCCATTAAACTTTAATGCAAATTCTGATGGTGGGACTGCTTTTTCAACTTTAGAAAATAATTCTGGTATATTAACCTTACCGTTTGCATCGAATACGTTTATACAAATGCCCCTTACAGGGTCGAATGATGGTAAAAATGTTCAAAGGGTTTTTCAAATAAACCCATTCTCTGTTCAGAATTATATAGGACAAATGAAATTAGATCCATATGGAGATATGTGGTATGATCAAAGCAGTCAAGTACAAGTAAAGGTTAATGTTGAAGGACAATATGACAATTGGGCTTCTGAAAGTTTAACAAATAAAGGACATGGTACCCATTGGAATGATTGGGAAGAAATTTGGTCTGGATCCCAAGTCAATAACGATGTTAAAGAAGGTATAAGAAATATTGGTGATACAAAAAACAATGATAGAAGAGCAAAAACAACGAACCAAACTAAAACATTGACCGGATTGAGTTCAGGAAGTGTACCGGAAAAAATAGTTAAGTCTATTGGAAATAAAACAGTCAATTTAAGCGTAGTTCCAAAAGTAAGAGAACAATCAATAACTTTTGTTGCTAAAGGATTGAAACCAAACAAAAATCTTTATACCTATTTCTCCGATAGCAATATGTCGTCTAATGTGAAACAGGCCTCTGTTGTGAGTTTGTCAAATGTAAGCACATCTAACGTATTTAGAACTACTGCGGGCAATTTTGAACAAGTTTCTATTCAAGGTTCTGGAGCGAGTGCGGGTAATACTGCTAAAATTATTTACATGAGTGATAGAAATATTCAGAACACTTGTACTGTTTTACTTACAGATATGTCAGCCCAAACTGCTTTTACTGTTGGATCCGTAATTCAAGGAGACGATACAAAAGCAAACGGTTCTATTACTGCAATTGTAAATTATAATTTTGAAGATTCGTATTTAACAGTTTCTTCTGAAGGTGTTGTAGGGGGAGTTTTTAATGTTCCTCCTGATAAATTCACCGGTGGACAAAATATTTTTAGAGTGACAGATGATCCTGATAATATTCCTGCTGTTACTACATCAGTTGCAGAAGAAGTATTTCATTCATCAGGAGTACTTGATTCTAAAAATGAATTGGGTCTTGTTTCTCCCAGACCCCTCATTTCTAGACGAGAAAATATTAAAGAAGAAAGAGTTACGAGATCAACTTCTGACGGAAGGCAGTCTAAGTCTACGGATTATATGAATCCTATGGCACAAACTTTCTTTATTGACAAAAATCAATATCCTACAGGACTTTTTGTTGATTCTGTCACATTATTTTTTAATGAAAAATCTGCATCAGTAGGAAATAGGTCTCCTGTAAATGTACAACTCAGACCTATAATTAATGGAATGCCAAGTACCTCCTTGATTATACCAGGAAGTGAAGTTATTTTGACTCCTGGAAAAATTACTGCAAATACAAGTACTCCAGTAGCAAATACTAGTGGAGGATTTCCTGCCGGATTTTTAGGAAATTCCTATAGTGCAAATAAAAATGATACGGATAAGGGCACAAGAACGATGTTTAAATTTGATCATCCTATTTTTCTTGCTCCAGACGAATATGCAATTTGCGTAACAACTAATAGTAGTGCATATAAACTTTATGGTTTTGAATATGGTGCCTATCATACTGGAACTTCTAAAAAAATAACAAAACAGCCATATGTTGGAAGTTTTTTCAAGCCCACAAATGTAGGAGCTTGGAATGAAGTATTAGATCAGGGTTTAATGTTTCAATTGGATAGATGCGAGTTTATATCATCGAATGCATATGTTAGATTAGATAATTCTGATGTTTCAAGTGGAAATGCAAGTTCAAATACAACTATAGATACTTTTAAAGTAGTGACAGAAATTATTAATTTTGCAAATACTTATACAAGTTTTAATTATTATGCAACAGATTTAGCAGGATCAACAAAAGGCTCTTTAGTAAAATTTAAAGAAAATAAAAATATTGATTTCAAAAAACAAAAGCAAATTACATACCCACAAGCCGCAAATAATAGTTTTACAATTAATGCATATTTTGAAACTGCAAATACTTTAATATCTCCAGTACTTGATGAGCAAAGAACGGGTATTATTACTATTGAAAATCTTATTAACAATGGAAGTTTATCAAATTCCGATATTGTTGTGTCTAACTTTGGTACTGGTTATTTTGGTGCAGAAGTTGGAAATACAACAAGCAATGTGGCATCAGAAGGTAATACAAGTGTATTTGTAGTATCTGCTCCTGATATTGGCGCAAATACTGCAACAATAGCCGCTAATGTTCATGCAAATGGCATTATCAATCAAGTTTCGGTTAAACATGGTGGTTCAGGATATATTTCTACACCAACTATTACTAACTGGGATGTTGGAGGATCTGTTTCTGTTTCTGATAATGTACGAATGACAACAACTGCAGTTATTAGTGTTGTTGGTGAAGGTGCTAATAGTACTGTAAATGTTCAAACAACTAATGTAGCATCATTTTCTTCTGGTGGTAATTTAACATCTAGGTATATTTCAAGGCGAGTAACATTAGAAGAGAATTTTGATGCAACCGATCTTAAAATATATATGGATGCATATAAGCCCAGAGGATCTAACATCCATGTTTATTACAAGGTTCTTTCTAGTGATGATTCCGAGCCTTTTGATGAAAAAGCATGGTATCTTATGGAACAGCAAACAGCAAGCACTACCTATTCTTTAAATGAAGACGACTTTAAACGTTTTGAATTTAAAACTATAGATGAAAAAATTACTTATCTAGCTGGCACCGGTGCAAAATATGATCAATTTAGAACGTTTTCAATTAAATTGGTTATGACTTTAGATAGAGTAGCACAAGACTCTTTTATAGGAATACCTAAAATAGTTAGTTTACGTGCAATTGCTCTTGATAGTGAGGGAACACCTTGATAGTAAAAACAGACGATCCAAGATATCATAGAGATGTGTATTCCAATGCTCTTATTGCAACAGATCAATCGGCTTTATTGAAACATAGACAAAAAGTATCGCAAACAAATACGATAATGTCTAATGCAAATGAAATAAATACTTTAAAAAATGAAATGAATCATATAAAGAAAAATGTAAACAAAATTTTAGAATTGTTAAGTAAGGATAAAGATGGCAATATCTGACTCTGGTATTACTAGTGTAGAATTGGTCAATACTTTTGAGCAATGGCGTTCAAAAACAAATCAGGTTATTACAGTATTGAATCAAAATTCAGATGACAATCCAGCATCTAATTTGATTTCTGCTAATACTACTGGTGGACTTTTGATTAATACAATAAGCGCAAATATTGTTACGGGTGCAAATGTAACTGGATCTAAATTATTGTTTTCGGGAGGTACTGTAGATTTTACTGGAGCAACTACTTCAGATTTAGGAACAGTCGAAAAATTTGCATTAGTTGAAGGTGCTGGAGCAACCATCACTGGTGCTAGTCCTGATAGTAAAATTGAAAGAGCCCAAATAAATGAATGTGAAATAAATTTAAATGGTGCATCATTAAGAGCAAATGGTGCATCTACAATTGATCTCCAGGGAGCAACTGTTTCTGATTTAGGAACGGTTTCTTCAGCTATACTTAATGGTGGAACGATTAATAATATGAATGTCAACATTACTGATTCTGCAACGGCACAAATTATTACAATATCCTCTGTGGGTCCCCACATATTTACTGGTGCATCCTTTAATAATGGAACATATAATACTCCAACTACAATTGGAGGATTTACACATTCTGCAAATATATCTGTTAACACGGCCTCTGCCCTTGTAGCTAATATTGGTCCTATTTTTGGTACAGATGTGGGAACTGCTAATGTGGCTATTGGTAATTTTCCAGAATATACAACAACTCCAATTTCTGCAACTTCATCTAAAGGAAGACTGCATATAAGAACAGATTTTGCGGCAGGATCGACTACTGCTACCGCAGTTGAGGTGTCCACAGATGATGTGGTGCTAGAAGGAAACACTTCAGTTGGTATGACGTTACTTTCAAACAATGCCTCAAATGGTGCTATTGCATTTGGTGATCCCGATGATGCTGACAGGGGAGCTTTAATTTATAATCATTTAACAGATAGTATGCATCTAGTCACAGATGGTGCAAATACAGTTGTATTTGGTAATGAGAATGGTGGTTATATGCAAATTGTTGGCGGAGACACAATAGGAACTCAGTCAGGCAAATTACATGTAAACGTAGGGTCGACTGATGGCACAACAGGAATTTGGGTGGACTTAAATGATGCTGATCAACAAGGAATTCGTATTGATGCGAATACTGCTGGGTGTACTGCAAATGTTTTTGAGTTACGGGCTAATACGACTACCGGTCATGCAATGGCACTAACACATGGAGCTGTAACAGGAACTTCTCATGATATGTCAGGTTCCATGCTTGCTATAACAGATAATAATAGTTCTACTATTGCTAGATCAGTTGTTGATATATTACAAGATGCGACAGGTGCTACTGGAACTACAGGATTAAAAGTTACAGCAGATGGAGGAAAGGGTATTTCTATTGTACAGAATGCAAACCTGACAGGATTACAGGTTTCAACCTCCGCTCTTGTTATAGGGGGAACAAAAGTTATTCACTTTGCAAATTCATCCGCTGATATTTTTAGTGCATTAGCGAACGGAGTAACTAATTTCGGAGGTCCTTTATTAGCCGCAAATTCTACTGTTACTGTTAATTGTAGATTAGGTGTGAGAGACACCGGTGGAACAGTTGTAAATCAAACGTAAGGTAAAATGGCAAAACCTAGCACAAGAGAAGAATTAAAACAATATTGTCTTAGAACATTGGGACAACCAGTTATTGAAATAAATGTAGAAGATGATCAACTGGAAGATCGAATGGATGAGGGACTACAGTTTTTTCAAGAATATCATTTTGATGGTGTTGAAAGAATGTATAATGTACATCAAATTACTGGCTCAACTGTTAAAATTATTTCTGGAACAGGTTTTACTGATGGCGAGACAATAACTGGTGGAACATCAAATGCGACTGCAACTGTAGAGTCTGCAAATTCTACTACTATAACATTCAAATCACATTTAGATACGAATGGAATTTCAAATAATGATGTTACATCTAGTTTTTCAAATGGCGAAACAATAACTGGAAGTTCAAGTGGGACGGCCGCAGTAGCCGATACTGATGCAACGTTAGTTACTTTTGGTGATATAGATAATCATTATATTACATTAAATGATTCCATAATTGGTGTGACAGGAATTTTTGATATACAAGATACTGGTGGAGGACAAACATCAAGTGATTTGTTTTCATTTAGATATCAATTTCATTTAAATGAAATGCCTTATCTTACTGCTACTTCTATAATAAATTATAAAATGTCAATGCAACATTTACAATTGTTGAATGACATGTTCGTAGGAAAAAAACCTCTACGATTTAATAGACACCAAAATCGATTATATATAGACATGGATTGGAATGATGATGTTGAAATCGATGAATATCTTGTAGTAGAAGCATATAGAATAATTGATCCTGTAACATTTACAGATGTATATAATGATATGTTTTTAAAGAGATATGTTACAGCCCTTTTTAAGAGACAATGGGGGGCCAATTTAATAAAATATGAAGGTGTACAACTTCCAGGAGGAACGACATTAAATGGGAGATCACTATTTGAAGAAGCAAATCAAGAATTAAGAGAAACAGAAGAACAAGCCTCTCTTAAATTCGAACTACCAGTTGACTTTATGGTTGGTCCGGGATAATGCCTACTAATTCTTATTTTAATCATTTTAACAATACTGCAGAACAGAATTTACACCAAGATCTTATTATCGAATCGATAAAAAATTTTGGAATAGATAACTATTATCTTCCAAGACAATACATGAATGAAGATATACTTTATGGCGAAGATACAATATCTCAATTTAGTAAATCTCATTTAATTGAAATGTATGTTAAATCTGTTGATGGGTTTGAAGGAGAAGGCGATTTTATTTCAAGATTTGGATTAGAAATAAGAGATCAAGTAATTTTTTCTGTGGCCAGAAGACGATGGGAAAATTTAGATACTGGTTATGATAGGCCAAGAGAAGGCGATATAATATTTTTTCCATTAAATAAAAAATTATACGAAGTTAGATTTGTCGAGCATGAATCCATGTTTTATCAATTTGGTAAATTACCAATATTTGATTTAACGTGTGAATTATTTCAATATGATGATCAAAGAATTGATACTGGTATTGAGGACATAGACGAAATAGAAGATAAATATGCTTATTCAATAGAAGTAAATTTTGAATCAGGCGGATCAGGAAATTATGTAGATGATGAATATGTGTATGTTGGAAGCACAGAAAGTTCTGCAAATACGAAAGGAAGAGTAATATCTTGGAATTCTACTGATAGAGTATTGAAATTAACAGATTTGAAGGGTACTTTTACTACATCTCAAAATGTTGTCGGTAATACAAGCGGAGCATATTTTTCTGTAACAGCAACACCAGATACACAAGTATTTGTTAATGATGCTTCTGCAAATAATATAACCATTGAAACTGAAGCAGACTCTATTATTGATTTTTCAGAATCAAATCCGTTTAGTGAGGGTAATTTTTAAGTTGTAGATTCTGGAAGAATTGTGATCATGCCTTCAACTATCCTTTCCTTTGTTAAAGCATCCGTTTGGGTGTATTCAACATCATAAACATATAATCCAGAAGACATATTTGCTGTTTGAGTAGCATTAGCAGTTATTGTGACATTACTGCCAGATACTGCCGCCGCGAAAGACATTATCCAAGAAGTATTAGAAGTTGTGTGATTCTTCTTCATTTTAGAAGCACAAGTACCAGTACTTATGGTTACATTTGAATTGTTTGCATCTTTAGCAGTAAAAACTTTTTCAAAGTTACTACCTTGATGCATCGTTAAATTTTCGCCTTGAGTTTTTATAGTAAGTGCCATAAGACTATTTATACAACTAAATAATATTACAATCTTTATGGAGTGTTATGTTAGGACAAACTTTTTATCATCAAACAATAAGAAAATATGTTGCGTTGTTTGGAACATTATTTAATGATATTAATATTGAGAAAAAGGACTCAGGCGGTAATGTTTTATCTCGTCAAAAAGTACCAATAGCCTATGGTCCAAAGCAAAAATTTCTTACAAGAATAAATCAAGATGCTGATTTAGATAAGCAAGTTGCTATTCAACTTCCTAGAATAGGATTTGAAATGACTGGCATAGCTTATGATCCCATTAGAAAATTAAATACAATAGGCACATTAACTCATAAAGAAACGGTTAATGGTGAAAGAAACATTAAAAAGATGTTTAATCCTTCACCATATATTTTTGATTTTTCTTTATATGCATTTGTAGAAAATGCTGAAGACGGTACTCAAATATTAGAACAAGTTCTACCATTCTTTACTCCAGAGTTTAATGTAAGCGTAAATATTTTAACAGAGATGGGTATCAAGTTAGATATTCCTATTGTACTTCAAAGCGCAACAAGTGAAGATTCTTATGAAGGAGAATTCTCTGCTAGAAGAACAATTGTTTGGACAATAAACTTTATGTTAAAAGGATTCATCTATCCTGATGTCAAATCTGGTCAATCAATTATTAAATCAGTCGAAATTGCATTTAAAGAAACTGTTCCCGAGACGCCTTCAACTGGAGTATTTGAAAGATTTTCTTTAGAATCTAGTACAAATTTTTCAGAAGATTATTTTCAACTAGAAACGGGAGATCATCTTATAACCGAAGCAAGTGAAACTAAATTAGGTCTTGGTAATATAATTAGTAAAATTACAATTGTTCCTGAAGGTGGAGCAAATACATATATTACTCCAGGAGACGATTTTGATGCAAATACTACAATAACTGTTTATAATCCACCAGTTGATTATGACCCCGCTACAGGAATTTACTCATAGTATAAATTACAATGAAAACTTTCGAAGATAAATTAGATAAAATATTAGAAATACCTGCTAGTTCTATTATTAAAAAGCCCCCAGAAAGAAAAATGGTTGAATCAAACACAAATGATTTGAATACTGATTATAAGTATGCCCGTGAAAATATATACAATATTATTGAAAGAGGACAAGATGCTATTGAAGATTTATTACAAGATGCAAGAGATAGTGGTAACGCTAGAATGTTTGAAGTTGTTGGTCAATTGATTAAAACTGTAGGTGAACAAAATCAAAATTTATTAAATGTTCATAAGCAAGTAAAAGACATTACACAAGAAACAACTGCTAGTCCTAATAGTGTAACAAATGCATTATTTATAGGTAGTACTGCAGAGCTTCAAAAAATGTTAAAGGATAAAGAAAAATGAAAAAATTTAAACAATATTTAAAAGAAATAGAAGAAGTAGAAGTTGATGAAGATAATAAAGATGCATTAAAAAAAGCATTAGCCTTACATAAGTTTAAACAAAAGGGTGGAAAAATAGATAAACAACCAGATTCTTTAGAGAGACCATATGGTAACCTTTCTAAAGATGATTTAAAACGTGCAAAAAAAATTGTTCAATATAAAAAAGATAAAAAAGAATAATGGCACATTTAGGGCAAATTGATAGAAGAAATCCAGGAGATGTGGTTTTTACACGATACATTACAGAAAATGCTGACTGGAATAAATTGAAGATAAGAATAGAAAATGGTCAGTTTGCTGAAATGTTTGAAGATAAAAATAATGAATTAGAAAGCATGAATATTAATATTCCACCAAGAACTCCGATAAAGTTAGCTTCAGAGAAATATAAAGAATTTCAAAAAAAAAAGTATGCTAATATTGAGTATCAAAGAAAAAAGGGCTATGTATTAATTTCAAAAATAAGAAAACCTACAGATGATCTTGGTGCTGAAAGACCTCAAAAATTACAAATATTAGCAGAAGATTTCACAGAAAAAGGTAAAGATGAAAAAATAACAGTTCTTTCTAAAAAAGATGTTCCAGTAAAACTATTTGAGACTTATGAAGATTTAAAAAAAAGCGTTATTTGGGGATTAGATAATAAAATACATGATAATGATTATCTTATAGAAAAAATAAAAACATATTTGGATAAAGATGATTTGTCTGAAATTGATTTGAATGGTATTGATGATAGTCATATTGATGAGCTTGGTGTATATTTTGGTGAAATTTTGATAGGAATATTAGCATTCAAAAATCAATTATCAAACACATGTACTCCTTCTAATATGTTTGGTATAAATTTAAAATCTTTTAGTATTCCAACTGATCCCGCATTTAAACTTGTTGATAGTAGTTTGACATTTGATACGACTACTGTTAGTGTATCAAGTAAATATGATAAAGGGGCCGCCGCATCATTTATGTCGAATGTTCTTCCTTATGGAATGAAATATTATACTGAGTATAGAGATTGTTTTTTAAAAAAAATGTGTCGAATTGCATCTAATATGGGGTATACATCACAACAAGTAGGAGCGAATAGATTTAAATATTCAAAAAATATAACATTTGAAGTTGGATTAAGATCAGTATTAAAAATAAAAAAAACAATTGTAAAAAATTCAAATCATTCTCTTTATGATAGTATCCGAAAAGTTGCAATGAATCAAGAACTTTCTTCAAAAGAAAATAAAGAACTTGATGAAGTAATAGGAGCAATAGAAGATTATTTTATAAAGAAAAAAACTTTTGATGGAAGAGAACAAGTTATACAAACAATAAGAAATAATTATCCTTTTACAATTACTTCTTTTTTTAATTATTCTGTGGCGAGTGTATTAAATAATGATCGTTTATCAAGAAAGTATGTTCACGAAATAATTGGTGGTAAAGATTTTTATCAAGCAAATTTAAGTAAATCTAAATGGAGAAAAGGTATTATTGATATAAAAATGGTTTCTCCTAAATCTGCTAAATTAAAAATATTAGGATCAATGTCAGGCGCTACAGATTTTACTGCAAAACAAGGTTTAGTAAATTACGAGTTGAAATAATGGCAGAACGTATACAAAATTATGCAGGAAATCCTCTACTTAAAGCGGCATATATTCCAATAGAATATGATAAAGATACTTTAGATGAGTATCTTAGGTGTTCTAAAGATCCTGTACATTTTGCAAAAAACTATATGAAGATTATTCATGTTGATCATGGATTAATGCCCTTTGATCTTTATGATTATCAAGAAGAAATGGTTCAGACAATGCATGAGAACCGTTTTGTTATTTGTAAAATGCCTAGACAAACTGGAAAATCAACAACCATTGTTGCTTACTTATTACATTTTGCTCTTTTTAATCCACAATCTAATATTGCTATATTAGCAAATAAGGGCTCTACTTCAAGAGAAATTCTTCAAAGACTAAAAGTTGCTTATGAACATTTACCAAAATGGTTACAACAAGGCGTAGTTGTTTGGAATAGGGGTAATATTGAATTAGAAAATGGTAGTAAAGTTATATCTGCTTCAACTTCTTCTTCTGCTGTTCGTGGATCGTCTTTTAATATCATTTTTATGGATGAGTTTGCCCATATTGATCCTCCTAGGTTAGCAGAAGAGTTTTTTACTTCAGTATATCCTACAATTTCTTCTGGTAATACTACTAAAGTTTTTATTGTATCAACTCCAAAAGGATTGAACATGTTTTATAAGATGTGGATCGATGCTGAAGAGAAAAGAAGTAATTATATTCCCATTGAGGTTCATTGGTCTCAGACACCAGGAAGAGATGCAAAATGGAAAGAAGAAACGATAAAAAATACGAGTGAAATGCAATTTGCTCAAGAATATGAATGTGATTTTATTGGTTCACAAAATACATTAATTGCTCCTTCAAAATTAAGGACAATGCCTTATAAGCCACCTGTCATACAGAAAGATTGCCTAGATGTATATGTTGAACCAGATCCTAAGCACTCATATGTTTGTATAGTTGATGTTGCAAGGGGAAGAGGTCAAGATTATTCTGCATTTTCAATAATTGATGTTTCTCAGTTTCCATATGAACAAGTTGCAAAATATAGAGATCCAAATATTTCTCCTATGTTATTGCCAAATGTTGTTGATAATGTAAGCAAATATTATAATCATGCATATGTTTTGGTTGAAATAAATGATATCGGTGGTCAAGTAGCAGATATTTTACATTATGATTTAGAATATCCTAATATTTTTCAGACAAGTGTTATGGGAAGATCTGGTCAAACTTTGGGTGGAGGATTTGGAAAAACTTCGCAATTAGGAATTAGAACTACAAAAGAAGTTAAAAGAAAAGGATGCTCTAGTTTAAAAGATTTGGTAGAAGGAGATAAATTACTTATTTGGGATCTTGATACTATTACTGAAATGACAACATTTATTGCCAAAGGATCTAGTTACGAAGCAGATGAAGGATATCATGATGACCTGATGATGACTTTAATTTTGTTTGGTTGGTTGGTGAATCAAAAATATTTTACAGAAGTTACAGACTTAGATTTGCGTGAAAAAATGTTTAAAGACCAAGTAGATGACGCAGAATCACAATTGATTCCTTTTGGATTTATAAATGATGGTAGAAATTCTTATGAACCAGAAACTGTTGATATGGGTGGTGAAAAATGGGTAGTAGACACAAAGTACTCTACTGATTATCTACATTAATGCGATAAATGTTTTTGGGATTTTTTATTTGACCTATTAATTCCTCTATATCATGTTTTAAATCGGGTCTCAATTTTTTCAATTTATCCAAATACCTCACAGATTCACCAAATATCATTTCAGGATTAATTCTTAATTCATAAAACTTGTTTCTCGTTTCACTTTTTGTGGTTAAATACAGATGTTCTGGATTTACGCAGTATGTGTTATTGCATGATTGATGAACTATTTTATCTTGTTCAATGGGTCCCTTATAAGCAATATAGGCAAACCTATGAGCAGGAATCGATTTTCCATCATACGAAAACATGCCATAACCCTGTTTTGTTTTACTTGCGGCCCAAAACCAACAGTTATTTGTCATTATAATTTTTTTTTCAAATCTTATTTTTGCCTTCTCCATGTTTTATTTATATTAGACTAAATAAAAACATTTCTAAAATCAGCTAAAATATAAATATATTGAAAGCAATTTTTTAATAATTTAGGGAGAAATAATATGGCATTTCAAGTTAGTCCAGGCGTAGCCGTAGCAGAGATCGATTTAACCACTAGAGTACCCATTCCTTCTATTTCAGATGGTGCTATAGCAGGGAATTTAACATGGGGACCCTTGGAGGTTGCTACATTAGTTACTTCAGAAGAAGAGATGGTTGCTGTGTTCGGAAAACCGAACGCCAATACATACAAAACATTTTTTAGTGCTACAAGTTTTTTGAGTTATTCAAATAAACTAAGAGTTGTTAGAGCCGCTAATACATCGGTTGCTAAAAATGCAGTAACTGGTGGTGCCGCAATTTTAATTCGTAATAATAAAGAATATCAAAATACATACGAATCTACAACAACTTCAGGAACAAGTTTTACAGCAAAATATCCAGGAGTACTCGGAAATTCAATGAGAATGTCCATTTGTGTTGCAGATAGAGCAAATACACAAGTTAACCAGACTGATGGTACTGTTTCACTTTCAAGTTCTACTGATTTGGGCCTTACAGGAACATGGACCAATTCTGATGCTACAACAGGACTCACAGGAGTTAGTACAGTAGCAGATGTAGAATTAAGAATTGGAGATGTAATTGTTCATGGTGCTAATAGTGGAATAGTAACTTCAATTACTTCTAATACTGCAATAACAATTTCACAAGCTACAGGCGGAACAGAAACTACTGGACTGGGAGATGATGTGGCTATGACAGGTGCGAGTCTTTCAAGGAAAAAAAGGTCTGCTTTTGAAGAAGCCAACACCAATATGCTGGGTACACTTACTGTTGTAGCAGGAAGTTCAACAATTACGGGAACACATACTAACTTTACTCGACAAATACATGTGGGAGACATTCTTACGTTCAAAGATGATGATTCGCCTACAGCCCATAAAAGAAGAGTGACAGCCATTGCAAATTCAACATCATTGACTGTTGCAACTAAATTAGATAGAGCGGTAACCACACAGGCTGACTGGTCAAGAGAATGGGAATACAGAAGTACTTTTGGCTCACGTCCTCCTCTTACCAGTGTTCATGCTTATGAAAAAACTGGATCTAAAGATGTTGGAGATGAAATTCATGTCGTAATAGTAGATGAAGATGGTGAGATTTTAGGAGTAAAAGATTCTAGAGGAGGAAATAATCCAGAAAAGCAAGTCATTGGAAATTGGGAAGGATTGTCTGTAGCAAGCGGAGCGACAGGATCTACTGGTGAAATTATCTATTATAAAGAAGCAATAAATGATTCTTCCAGATATGTAAGATGGACGGACCATGATGCTATGGGAGATGCGCCTCTTGATGCTGGATCCAATAAAATTACTCATGATTGGGGAGACACTCTTGATCAAGGAAACACTTCAGCTTATTTTGCAGGAGCGTTTAGTGATTCGGGTGCAAATGGAATTATGACTGCTAGTTTTTCCTCAGGAGCCGATGGATATAGTTCTTCAGCTTCAGATGAAATTACTGCTTATAGTTATTTCAAAGATCCTGCAAAAATAGATGTTTCTTTATTAATTTCAGGCGAAGCATCAAATACTTTATGCACATATTTGATCAATGAAATTGCAGAGTCTAGAAAAGATTGTGTTGTATTTATTTCTCCTGAAGAAGCAGATGTTGTTAACAAAGAAGGATCTGAAATAACAAACGTAGTTGCTAGAAGAAATGCAATGCCAAGTACAAGTTATGCTGTTATGGATGGAAGTTACAAATACATATTTGACAGATACAATTCTATGTATAGGTGGATTCCAATGAATGCTGATGTTGCTGGAATCTGTGCCCAAGCAGATAATGTTAATCCCTATGTTTCACCTGCGGGATTTACAAGAGGAAATATAAAAGGTGCAGAATTTTTAGCATATGTCCCAAATAACGCAGAAAGAGATGATTTGTATACAAATGGAATTAATCCAATAGCATCATTTCCTGGAAAAGGCAAAGTTTTATTTGGCGATAAAACATTGTTAGCAAGACCATCATCTTTTGATAGAATTAATGTGCGTAGACTTTTTATTATTCTAGAAAAAGCCATAGCAAATGCCGCTGAAAATTTATTGTTTGAATTTAATGATGATTTTACACGATTAAATTTTGTTTCTATGGTTGAACCCTTTTTAAGAGATATTCAAGGACGAAGGGGAATAGAAGATTTTAAAGTAATTTGTGACGGCACAAATAATACACCTGTGGTTATAAATAGAAATGAGTTTAGAGGCGATATTTTTATCAAGCCCACTAAATCAATTAATTTCATTGGATTAAACTTTGTCGCAGTAGCTTCAGGAGTTGAATTTTCTGAAGTGGTTAACGCAATTTAAGGAGAAAATAAATGGCATTTAATATAACAGCCTTCAGAGATGGGATGCACTATGATGGACAAAGAGCAAATTTATTTGAGGTAACACTTACTAATGTACTTACAGGGACTGCCTTTAATGGTACTGACTTGAAATTGTTTGCTAAAGGAACATCAATACCTGGCGCCACAATTGGAACAGTTATAGTTCCTTATTTTGGTAGAGAAGTTAAGTTAGCTGGAAATAGAACTTTTCCAGAATGGACTATAACGGTTCTTAATGATGAGAATTTTACTATAAGATCACAATTTGAACAGTGGATGGACCATATAAATTCTCATTCGGGCAATATACGGGCAACTCAGGCTTCTGGAACACCATCACTCTCGTATACTTCAACAGGAACAGTTGACCAATTCAGCAAAGGAGCGGGTCAGAAAAAGTCTGCAAGCTATTCATTTATAAATATGTTTCCAACTGATCTTTCAGAAATTACCCTTGATTGGGGCGATAATGATACCATTGAAGAATATACTGTAACTTTTGCTTATGATTATTGGACCCGGGTCGCAACCACCAAAGGTACTGGAAAAGGTACAGGTGCGAAAGCCATCACTGTAGGCTCTGCAACATAAAGCGCCTTAATCTCAATTTTCTGATTTTGCGAGTGAATAAATATAAATTAGTATTGTATTATTTTATTTAACTCGCATTCAGGAAATATTATGCCTATTGAACTGTTCGGTTTTTCAATCGGAAAAAAAGAAAAGAAAAACGTAAAAGCCCAAACCTTTGCTGAACCAGAATATGAAGATGGTTCATTAACAGTAGCATCTGGTGGTGCTTATGGAACATATGTCGATACAGAAGGAGCTATAAAAAGCGAATCTGAATTAATAAACAGATATCGTGATATGGGTCTTCAAGCAGAAGTAGAAAATGCTATTGATGATATTATTAATGAAGCAATTGTAGCCTCAAAAGAAAAACCCCTCGTAAGAATTAATGTAGATAATTTAAATGTTTCTGAGCCTATTAGAGACAAAATAAGACTAGAATTTAAACAAATAAGTAAACTTTTAGATCTACAAAATTTAGGACATGATGTTTTTAAAAGATGGTATATTGATGGTAGAATTTATTATCATGTTATTGTTGATGAAAACAATATGGAAAAAGGTATTCATGAATTAAGAGTATTAGATCCTAGAAAAATAAAGAAAATTCGAGAAAAGAAAAACGACAGACAGCCTGACGGTAAAACAAAAACCACCGTCACGGAATATTATGTTTATAATCAAAAAGGAATATATCAATCACAGGGGCAGACAATGGGTACTGCTTTTACAAGTGCCGCCACTGGTTTAAAAATATCTCCTGATGCGATTGTATATACACATTCAGGACTGATGAACAGTACACGTACATTAGTTTTGTCCTACCTACACAAAGCAATCAAACCATTAAATCAATTAAGAATGATCGAGGATTCTCTCGTAATTTATCGTATTTCACGAGCCCCAGAGAGAAGAATTTTTTATGTTGATGTTGGAAATTTACCTAAGTTAAAAGCAGAACAATACATGCGTGACTTAATGGCAAGATATAAAAACAAACTTGTATATGATGCTCAAACAGGTGAAGTTAGAGATGATAGAAAACACATGTCAATGCTTGAAGATTATTGGATGCCACGAAGAGAGGGTGGAAGAGGAACAGAAATTACTACTTTGCCTGGTGGTGCAAATCTTGGAGATATTGAAGATGTATTATATTTTCAGAAAAAACTTTACAAATCTTTAGGTGTTCCTATTTCAAGACTTGAATCAGAAGCAAATTATACGATTGGTCGTGCTACTGAAATTTCAAGAGATGAAGTTAAATTTACACGTTTTGTTAATAAACTTCAAAGCAGATTTAGTTTAATGTTTGATGAAATGATGGAAAGACAATTAACCCTCAAGGGCATAATGTCTAAAGACGATTGGAAAAATATTAAAAATGAAATATTTTATGAATTTGAAAATGATAGTCATTTTGCAGAAATAAAACAGAGTGAACTTATGCAAGATAGATTAAACATTTTAAGAGATTTACAAGATTATGCTGGAAAATATTGGTCGCATGAATATATTAGAAAGCATATTTTAATGATGACTGATGATGAAGTTAAAACTAATGATGAACAAATTCAAAAAGAGATGGATGATCCTAGATTTTCGGGAGAAGAAGATATGCAGTTCAATTCTGTAGAAATAGATACAAACAATAAACAAAATATCAATGAAAATATTGATAAGAAAATTGAAGAAAAGTTTGAATCAGCGAAAAAAGAGAATGATATTAAAGATAAAGTAAATGATATTCTTTTTTCTGTTTTAGAAGATGATGAAAAATTTGTAGATTGATCCTCAGGTGGGTGCAGAGATATAAATGAAAGATGATCAAAAAGAGTCTAAAGACTTAGATTTAAGTAAGGTTCTAGCAACTTCTCTTGCTTATACTAAAAAACAATTAAAAAAGACTAAAGACGAACTGGTTGAGGGTGTAAAAGAAATTTTAGATCCTGTTACTGGTGAAAAAGTCAAAGTTCTTGAGATTAAGGGTACTGAAGGATCCAAGGGCGAAAAGGGTGAACAGGGCTCTGCAGGAGAAGCAGGCTCTAAAGGAGAAGCAGGAGAAGCAGGAAGAATTGGTCCACAGGGTGTTCTGGGTCCTAAGGGGGAGCTAGGAGATACTGGTCCTATAGGTCCAAAAGGAGACCAGGGAGAACCAGGTGATGATGCTGATGTAACTAAACTTGCAAAAGAGTTAGATAATTTCAAAGCAGTTGTTAAGAAAGTTAGCAAAAAAGCCACTCAAACTGCACAAAGAGTAGCTGGAGGAAGTGGTTGGGGCGAATCTGGAGGTGGCGGAGGAGGAGATACTTCTTCGGGATCTGCGGGTTCATCTGGAGTTGATGGATCATTTTTAGGTACTCATGGAACTTCTGGCTCTTCTGGAGATACAGGAACTTCTGGATCTGCTGGAACTGCTGGAACTTCTGGGTCTTCGGGTTTAACTTATGCTTCATCTGGATCTGCTGGATCTACAGGAACTTCTGGAAGTGCGGGATCGTCTGGACAAGATGGTGGTTCTCATATTCATACTCAATCTATAGCATCATTTGTCTGGTTAATAAATCACAATTTAGGCGTTAGACCTTTAAATATTGAAGTTGTAGATTCTAATTACAATGTAATTGTCCCAGAAACTATTCAATTTACAGATTCTAATAATGTAAAAATAATATTTGATTCTTCTGTTGCAGGTTGGTGTTCAGTAACTTTTGGAGAAGGATCTTCTGGAACTTCAGGGTCTTCTGGAACTGCAGGCTCTTCTGGACTAACATATGCTTCATCTGGTTCTTCGGGAAGCGCAGGAAGTGCTGGTTCTGCAGGAAGTGCTGGTTCTGCTGGCTCTGCAGGAAGTGCTGGCTCTGCTGGAAGTGCTGGTAGCTCAGGAAGTGCTGGATCGTCTGGTTCTGCTGGAAGTTCTGGATCTGCTGGAAGTGCTGGTTCTGCAGGAAGTGCGGGATCATCTGGATTAGACGGAACTTCTGGTTCTTCGGGAAGTGCTGGAAGCGCAGGAAGTGCTGGTTCTGCTGGTTCTTCTGGTATCTCAGGAAGTGCTGGATCGTCTGGTTCTACTGGAAGTTCTGGATCTGCTGGAAGCGCAGGAAGTGCTGGTTCTGCAGGAAGTGCTGGATCTTCTGGTTCAGATGGAAGTTCAGGAACTTCAGGAAGTTCTGGTACAGTTGGTACTTCAGGATCATCTGGACAAGATGGCGGTTTTGGCGGTGCTTCATTTGCATATCGTTATAATACAGATCAATCAACGGATGATCCAGGCACAGGTAAATTAGCATTTACATTAACTTCTGGTACTTTTACATATCCCAATACTGCTAATAGATTAAGAATAAGTGATACCGATCAAGATGGTACAACAATAGATTCTTTCTTACAGACAATCGATGATGTTGCTTTTAGTGATCCAAAAGGCCATTTTCGGGTTTATGATAAATCAGCTCCTGAAGATTTTTTCTTATATGGTATCAATGGATTTGACACTACAAATCCTTCATGGTATTATGTAAATGTTACATTTTTAGACTCTTCATTAAATAATTTTCAAAACAATACTGAACTTGTTGCATCATTTGCGAGAACTGGTGATTCTGGAACTTCTGGTTCTACTGGATCTTCTGGATCGTCTGGACTAACATATGCTTCATCTGGATCTGCAGGATCTTCTGGACTAACATATGCTTCATCTGGTTCTTCTGGATCTGCTGGTAGTTCAGGAACAACAGGACTGACCGGATCTTCTGGCTCATCTGGAAGTGCTGGATCTGCAGGAAGTGCAGGATCTTCTGGACAAGATGGTGGTTCTTTTATTCATACTCAAGCTGTAGCCTCCAATGTTTGGTTGATAAATCACAATTTAGGAACTAGACCGATAAATCTTGAAGTTGTCAATAGCAATTATGATGTAATTTATCCAGAATCAGTTAATTATATAGATTCAAATAATGTAAAAATAATCTTTGCTTCTACAATTTCTGGTTGGGCGGCATTAACTTTTGGAGAAGGAAGTTCTGGAACATCTGGATCTTCTGGATTAACTTATGCTTCATCTGGCTCTGCTGGCTCTGCTGGAAGTGCTGGCTCCGCTGGTTCTGCTGGTTCTGCAGGAAGTGCTGGTTCATCTGGTTCTGCTGGAAGTTCTGGTTCTGCTGGAAGTTCTGGCTCTGCTGGCTCTACTGGAAGCGCAGGAAGTGCAGGAAGTGCTGGTTCATCTGGTTCTGCTGGAAGTTCTGGCTCTGCTGGAAGTTCTGGTTCTGCTGGAAGTTCTGGCTCTGCAGGAAGCGCAGGAAGTGCTGGCTCATCTGGAAGTTCTGGTTCTGCAGGAAGTTCAGGATCATCTGGACAAGATGGTGTTTTTGGTGGGGCGGCTTTCGAATATGATTTTGAAAATACATCGTTTACAGGAGCTCCAAGTGATCCTGGTGTTGGTAGAGTTGAAGTAGGAATTGATACTGGAACTGCTCCAACAGATTTTTCTACAGTTGACAGAATTTCTATAAGCGAATCTGATGTAAACGGAACATCAACAGAGAGTTTTTTACAGCAAGTAGCAACATCATCTTCTGCGATTAGAGGACATGTAAGACTTCATCAAAAATCAGAGCATGATCAATATGTAATGTTTACGATTTCGGAGGTTACTGATCTAACAGACTTTCATGAAATAGAAGTTTCAAAAATTGGTGGACAAAATGCATTTTTTCCTGACAATCAAGACATAGTTGTTACATTTGCAAGAACTGGTGATGTTGGTACATCTGGAAGTTCTGGATCGTCTGGACTAACTTATGCTTCATCTGGATCTTCTGGATCTGCTGGAAGCGCAGGAAGTGCTGGTTCTGCAGGAAGTGCTGGATCATCTGGACAAGATGGTAGTTCTTTTTTACATTCACAAACTGTAGCTTCAGCGGCTTGGGTAATACCCCATAATTTAGGATTGAGAGTTGTAAATGTAGAAGTTACGGATGAGTGGTATAATTCAATTTATCCAGAATCAATTCAATTTATAGACAATAATACTGTAAAAATAGTATTTACTTCTGCGATAAAAGGATATGTCGCATTAACTTATGGAGAAGGAACTTCAGGATCTTCTGGAACTGCAGGATCTTCTGGACTAACATATGCTTCATCTGGATCTTCTGGAAGCGCAGGAAGCGCAGGAAGCGCAGGAAGCGCAGGATCGTCTGGGCTTTTACACCTAAATAATTCTGCAGAAGATCGTTTAATTTCTATTAATGCTGATACTATTACTGGTGATGCAGAAGCAAATTTAACATTTGATGGTAATGAATTAAGCGTGACTGGTAAAACATTTTTGGTAGGTACAAGCGGAACAACTGGATTTGTACAGATGTCTCAAAGAGATGATGTTTCTGGAAATAAACCTACTTTGTCTGCGGGTCAATCTGCAGTTTTTTCAAGTTCTTCGGGGGCAGGAGGAACAGGTATATATTTTAGACAAGGAACTGATGATCCCGATGAATTAGTTTCACGCAAAAAAGCAATAACTTATGGATTAATATTCTAATATGTCAATCGAAACAAATTTAATAGCGAGTACATCATCCGCAACTCCTACTACGGTTTATACTTCATCAGGAGAATCTGCTGTTACAACAATATTTTTTTGTAATACAGATGCTTCAAATATAGATGTAACGGTATGGATTGTTCCTAGTGGCGACACTTTGGGTGATGAACATACGATAATGAAGGAATTAACAATAAATGCAACTGATACTTTTGCTTTTGGAAGCGAGAGAATCTTGATGGGTGCAAGTGACACTATTCAAGCAATTGCTGATACAATAAACAAAGTTTCAGTGGTAATTAGTTATACGAGTATTTAATGGCATTATTTCTTAAAGGCGAACACGCTGAATTTAGTATAAAAACTTATCTGAACAACTCTTCAGGTTCTGCAGGAAGTGCTGGTTCTGCTGGAAGTACTGGATCTTCTGGAAGTGCTGGCTCCGCTGGTTCATCTGGTTCTGCTGGTTCGTCTGGTTCTGCTGGTTCGTCTGGTTCTGCTGGAAGTTCAGGAAGTGCTGGATCTGCTGGCTCTGCAGGTAGTGCAGGATCTTCGGGATTGACTTATGCTTCATCTGGATCTGCTGGTTCTGCTGGAAGTGCTGGTTCTGCTGGTAGCGCAGGAAGTGCTGGATCATCTGGACAAGATGGTGGTTCTTTTATTCATACACAATCTACGCCTGCACTTGTTTGGTTAATACCTTATAATTTAAATACTAGACCCGTAAATATTGAAGTTGTAGATACCAATTACAATGTAATTTTTCCAGAATCAACTCAATACATAGATTCAAATAATGTAAAAATAATATTTTCTACGGCAACAGCCGGATGGGCGGCAATAACTTTTGGAGAAGGAAGTTCTGGAACATCTGGATCGTCTGGACTAACATATGCTTCATCTGGATCTTCTGGAAGTGCTGGTTCTTCGGGAAGTGCAGGAAGTGCTGGTTCTGCTGGAAGTGCTGGATCTGCAGGAAGCGCAGGAAGTGCTGGTTCTGCTGGAAGTGCTGGATCTTCTGGCTCTGCAGGAACTTCTGGTTCTTCTGGAAGTGCAGGAAGTGCTGGCTCTGCTGGATCTGCTGGAAGCGCAGGAAGTGCTGGTTCTGCTGGAAGTGCTGGATCTTCTGGCTCTGCAGGAACTTCTGGTTCTTCTGGAAGTGCAGGAAGTGCTGGCTCTGCTGGATCTGCTGGAAGCGCAGGATCTGCTGGATCTGCTGGTTCTGCAGGAAGTGCTGGTACTTCGGGATCTTCTGGATTAGATGGTACTTTTGGTGGTGCATCTTTCGAATATGATTTTGAAGTTACGACATTTACAGGCGCCGCAAGTGATCCTGGTGCTGGTAGAGTTGAAGTAGGAATTGATACTGGATCTGCGCCTACTGATTTTTCTACAGTTGATAGAATTTCTATAAGTGAAGTAGATGTAAATGGAACATCAACTGAAAGTTTTTTAACTCAAGTACAAACAGCAAGTTCTGCGATTAAAGGTCATGTAAGAATTCATCGAAGATTAGTTTCAAGTGAATATGTAATATTTACAATTTCAGAGGTTACTAATTACACAGATTTTCAAGAGATAGAAGTTTCAAAAGTTGGTGGAAATGATGCTTTTTTTGCAGATGATGAAGATATAGTTGTTACATTTGCAAGGGCTGGTGATGCTGGTACATCTGGAACTTCAGGAACATCTGGTTCTGCTGGAAGTTCCGGTAGCGCAGGAAGTGCTGGCTCTGCAGGTAGCGCAGGAAGTGCTGGTTCTGCTGGAAGCGCAGGAAGTTCTGGTTCTGCTGGAAGTGCTGGCTCTGCAGGAAGTTCAGGCTCTGCGGGATCATCTGGAAGTGCTGGATCTGCTGGTTCTGCTGGAAGTGCTGGATCTGCGGGTTCTTCTGGACTAACATATGCTTCATCTGGATCTTCTGGAAGTGCTGGCTCTGCTGGAAGTGCTGGTTCATCTGGTTCTGCTGGATCTTCTGGCTCTGCAGGAAGTTCTGGTTCTGCAGGAAGCGCAGGAAGTGCTGGATCATCTGGAAGTGCTGGTTCTGCTGGTTCTGCAGGATCATCTGGACGAGATGGTGGTTCTTTTATTCATACACAATCTACGCCTGCACTTGTTTGGCTAGTAAATCATGCTTTAGGAAATAGACTTGTAAATATAGAAGTTGTAGATTCTAATTACAATATGCTTTTTCCTGAATCAACCCAATTTATTGATTCAAGTAATATAAAAATAATTTTTACTACCGCACAAGCAGGATATGTTGCAGTAACTTTTGGAGAAGGAACTTCTGGTTCTGCTGGAACTTCTGGACTAACATATGCTTCATCTGGATCTTCTGGAACTACAGGAACTTCTGGTTCTTCTGGAAGTGCAGGAAGTGCTGGTTCTGCTGGAAGCGCAGGAAGTGCTGGATCTTCTGGCTCTGCAGGAAGTTCTGGTTCTGCTGGATCTTCTGGCTCTGCAGGAAGTTCTGGTTCTGCTGGTAGCACAGGAAGTGCTGGAAGTTCTGGTTCTGCTGGAAGTGCTGGATCTGCAGGAAGTGCTGGATCTTCTGGAAGCGCAGGAAGTGCTGGTTCTGCAGGATCTTCTGGATTGACTTATGCCTCTGCTGGAAGCGCAGGTAGTGCTGGTAGCGCAGGAAGTGCTGGATCTTCTGGTTCTGCTGGATCTTCTGGCTCTGCAGGAAGTTCTGGTTCTGCTGGTAGCACAGGAAGTGCTGGAAGTTCTGGTTCTGCTGGAAGTGCTGGATCTGCAGGAAGTTCAGGCTCTGCAGGATCATCTGGAAGTGCTGGATCTGCTGGTTCTGCTGGATCTTCTGGAAGTGCAGGAAGTGCTGGCTCTGCAGGTAGCGCAGGATCTTCTGGACTAACATATGCTTCATCTGGCTCTGCTGGTTCTGCTGGAAGTGCTGGATCTGCTGGCTCTGCTGGAAGTGCTGGAAGCGCAGGAAGTGCTGGTACATCAGGAAGTGCTGGTACATCAGGAACTTTTGGTGGTGCATCTTTCGAATATGATTTTGAAGTTACAGGATTTACAGGAGCCGCAAGTGATCCAGGTGCTGGTAGGCTTGAAGTAGGAATTGATACTGGAACTGCTCCCACAAGTATGGCATTGGTTGACAGAATTTCTATAAGCGAAGCTGATGTAAACGGAACATCAACTTCAGATTTTTTAGACCAAGTGGAGGGAGCAACTTCTGCGATTAAGGGTCATATAAAATTATCTAAAAAAGGCGCTTCTTCTGAATTTGTAATGTTTACAATTTCAGAGGTTACTAATGAAACAGATTTTCAAGAAATAGAAGTTTCAAAAATCGCAGGACAAAATACATTCTTTGCTGATGATGATAGAATAATCGTTACATTTGCAAGAACTGGTGATGCTGGTACATCAGGAACTTCTGGTTCTGCTGGTTCGTCTGGTTCTGCTGGAAGTTCAGGAAGTGCTGGCTCTGCTGGAAGTGCTGGAAGTGCAGGATCGTCTGGCGTAGATGGAACTTCTGGAACCGGTGGAACTGCTGGATCCTCTGGATCAGACGGCGGTTCTTATATTCATACACAATCTACGCCTGCACTTGTTTGGTTGATACCTTACAATCTTAATACACGACCTGTAAATATTGAAGTTGTAGATACCAATTACAATGTAATTTTTCCAGAATCAACTCAATACATAGATTCTAATACTGTAAAAATAATCTTTCCTACTTCACAAGCAGGCTATGCCGCAATAACTTTTGGAGAAGGATCTTCCGGTACTTCGGGATCTTCTGGATTAACTTATGCTTCATCTGGCTCTACTGGAAGCGCAGGAAGTGCTGGTTCTGCAGGAACTGCAGGAACTTCTGGAAGTGCTGGATCATCTGGTTCTGCTGGATCTTCTGGTTCTGCAGGAAGTGCAGGATCATCTGGACAAGACGGTGGTTCTTTTATTCATACTCAGGCCGCATCATCCCTTGTTTGGTTGATAAATCATAATTTAGGAACTAGACCATTAAATATAGAAGTTGTAGATTCTAATTATGATGTAATTGTACCAGAATCAACTCGGTATATAGATTCAAATACTGTAAAAATTGTTTTTGAGGGACCGCAAACAGGCTGGGCGGCATTAACTTTTGGAGAAGGATCTTCTGGTACTTCGGGATCTTCTGGATTAACTTATGCTTCATCTGGTTCTTCTGGAAGTGCTGGAAGTGCTGGTTCTGCTGGTACATCAGGAAGTGCTGGTCTAGATGGAAGTTTCCCAGCAGGAGCCGCTGGATATGTTCAATATTATGCAACATCAACTACTCTTGGAGCGTATTCTGGATTTCTTGTAGATGATGTTACAACTCCAACTCAATTAGCTATGAATTTCCCAATTTACTCTTCAAGTGGTGCAACTGGAGTAGCAAATTTAAGAACACACGGAACTTCTGGTTTTGAAGGAACAATGACAACAGTAGCTATTGTTCCTGTCGCAAATAATACGCATGATATTGGTACATCAACAATGGTGTATAATGACATGTATGCAGTTACATTTAATGGAAGAGCGACATCAGCAAACTGGTCTGACTTGGCCGAGAGATATGAATCTGATGAAATCTATGATCCAGGAACTGTTTTAGCAATTGGAGGAACAAAAGAAGTTACTTTGTATCAAGCTGAAATGCCCTATGCTGGTGTTGTTTCAGACAAACCTGGATTGAGAATGAATGATGGTGCGAAACAAAGAGAAAATGAATATATGATTTTCATTTGTTTGACAGGTAGAATATTTGTTAAGATCGAGGGAGGATGTAACAAAGGAGACCTTATTATAGCTTATAATGATGGAACTGGAAAAGTTATAACTAAATACGAATATACGCCTCATAAACACGATTTAATTGGAATAGCATTATCTAATAGTAATGCGGGATTTGTTGAAGTAAAAGTATGATAATATATATAATATATGTCCACAGCTTTACCAAAGTATTATTAATTAGCAGTATGATTTTGAAAGTATAAAATGTTTCTTATGGAGATATAATGGGTTCGCCGTGTCCTACCAATTTAACTGGTTTACCAGCACAATCTGGTTCATTAATTGAACAATCAGACATAACTACTTGCAGAACTTCATTAAATGCTGAATTTACAAGAAGAAGTATAGCAACTTCATCTTGGTCTAGTATGGTGGATCCTGTTGCCGCCTCAATTTGGAATGAATTACGTGGAGAAATAGTAAATAAGTTATATGGTGTAACTCCACCAAGTCCTGCACCAACATTATCTTATGGTGCTGTAAGTGTCGGAGATTTAATAGCCGCCGCTCATATAGATGATCTGGTAACAAAACTCGATGAATGGAAAGTAGCATGTCCATGTGACTGTAATTTTTGTCCATGTGACTGTAATTTTTGTCCATGTGATTGTAACTATTGTACTTGTGATTGTAACTATTGTACTTGTGACTGTAATTTCTGTCCATGTAACTGTAATTTCTGTCCGTGTAACTGTAATTTCTGTCCGTGTAACTGTAATTTCTGTCCGTGTAACTGTAATTTCTGTCCGTGTAACTGTAATTTCTGTCCGTGTAACTGTAATTTCTGTCCGTGTAACTGTAATTTCTGTCCGTGTAACTGTAATTTCTGTCCGTGTAACTGTAATTTCTGTCCGTGTAACTGTAATTTCTGTCCGTGTAACTGTAATTTCTGTCCGT